GATTGCCGGAGACATTGTGGGCCTCGCCGTAGATGATCCTTGCGCGGTCGCCGTAATTGCGCTGGTACTCCGCGTAGTCGGCCTCCGTCTGCGTGGAGAGGATGATCTCGTCGCGGCGGTATCCCATCCCATGCAGGTACTCGAGCGTTTTCTGTTTTCCCGCACGCTTATAGCTGGGGATTAAAAACTTCATTCCCGGCTTCCCGCCTCGCGCATTTCGACGATTTCGGCCAGCGTGTAGTGCCGGAGCAGGTCGCCCTTTACGCCGAGGATGTCGCGCACGGCGGCTTTCTGTTCGTCGCCGTCGCAGCAGATGATGACGGAGAAGCGCTCGTCAAGCGCATCAGAGGCGTTTTCAGCCGATGCACGCTGCGGGTTAGGGTTTTCCTCATCCGAGTATTCCTCGCCGTCAGAGGGCGCTTCCAGCTCGTCTGAGATGCATTCGCCGATGTCGCTGGTGATGCTCTCGATCTCGAAGGACTCAAACGCCGTTTTGCTCAGGTCGTAGCCCTCGTCGGTGAGCGCCTCAAATTCCTGAGCGAGCAGCGCTTCGTTCCACGTCGCTTTTTCAGAGGCCTTATTGTCCATAAGGCGATAGGCCTTGACCTGCGCCGGAGTGAGGTCGTCTGCGACGATGCAGGGCAGCTCCGTAAGTCCGAGCTGCTTTGCGGCCTTGTATCTCGTGTGCCCGGCGACGATTACGCCGTCCCGGTCGATGAGCAGCGGGACGCGGAAGCCGAACTCCCGAATGCTCTCTGCGACATAGGGCACCGCAGCGTCGTTTTTGCGCGGATTGTTGCCGTACGGCCTGATGCTGCCGATGGGCATGTTGACGATATTCACGGGTTCTTTACCTCCTTGCTGAGTCGATATGGCGTCCAGTCGTCAAAATCCCGGTTGAAGCTGACGATGCCGTCGTAGTAATCCTTGTAGAATTTCGCAGCCTCCGTCGTCGCGGTGATGGTGGTCTGCTCGGTGCGCGGATTCGTGTTCATGTTCGCGCTGCCCTCCGCGGCAAAATCAAAGTCGCGGCCAAAGCCCGCGATGACCTTGGAGTGGTTTCGGAATGTGCAGATGCGGCCGCCATAGCGCCGGGCGATTTTGTGGGCGCAGTAGTCGTACACCTCGCCGTACTGCCCTCGGAATATCTCTCCGACGTAAAGATCCATGCGCTTTATAAATCCGCGCCGGAGGTAGCTCTCCAGAATTTCCGCGTCGGTGATCGCCATGCACCACGTGGAGACCAGGCAGTATTCCAATGGCTGCTGCCGCAAAATCAATTTCAGGTACGACAGGCTGTCGACGTCTCCGGCAGAAATGACGTGGTAGGCGTATCCCGGCTGCAAGTGCCAGTCCATCGCGTTTTCCAGCGCCGCTTCGCTCATTGCCCGGCGGAACGTGTGGCGCTCGCAGGTTCTCACGCCGACGGCGACTTTCCCGGCATTTGGGTTTTGCTCGGGTCGGGAGGCGGAATCGTCCATGAGTTCGAAATCAAAATTCAAGTCGCTTCCATCCCAAAAGACGGAGTCGTTATATTCAGTTTCTCTTGCCATGTCTGCACCGCCTCCAAAAAAATCAATCGGTGACACGCTGACACCGATTGACATGTGCCTCCAGAAAATGTGGCCCCTGCCCCCGTCCTGCTTTGTTTGTGGAGCCGCCCGCTGTCGCTCGGGAGGTGATTCACGCGACGCGCACCTCAATTTTGGCAGACAAAAGCCGTAGGCATGGAATCTGTGTATCCTACGGCTTTCGCTGATTTTATTTTACCACAGCATTTTCAGGCTGGGAAGGTGAAAAATCCGTAGTGTTTTCGCACAATTTTCGGCAACTTTCCGTCAGGAGGCCATTCTGTAGATTTTTTCCATGGATTTCTCCCGGAGCCGCCGGAGGGCCTCTTTTGTGCGCGGCTCTCCGAAGCGCGTTTCATGTTCCCGCATGAGTTCGCGCCACGTCAGGCCGTCCACCACCTGCCCAAGGACGATCCACCTTTCCCGGTCGTTCAGGCCGCGCATCCATGCGTCCACCTGATCCGCGGCCTTCTGCTTTGTGCGATACTCCTCCCATTTTTCCGAGATTTCCTCGCGCAGCTCCGAAATATGGCGCGGCTCTCCTCCGAAGGCGAACATCATGGCGATGCGCTCCGTGGGATTGCCTATGGCATTGCCTCTGGGCATGCCCGTGAGATTCTGCGCGCCGGGCGCGGCGGCATCCTCCCGGGCCGTGCCCTCCAGATCGTTCAGCACCTTTTCCGCCTCCGCAAGCTCGATGCGCAGGTATTCGCAGCGTCCGAGGTTTTCCCGGTAGCTCTGCAGCGTTTCCAGTACGATTTCCGGCTTCATGCGTTCGCCTCCTCTGGATTCAGAATGGAAGCTCGTCGTCGTTGACTTCCGCAAATCCGTCCTGCGCGGCCATTGCGTCGGACATGGTGGTCTGGCGATTGTAGGCCGGTGCGGCGCTCGGCTGCGGAGCGGGCGCGTCCTCCCGCTGGGACGCGGGCGAAAGAAACTCCACGTTTTCCGCAAGTACCTCGGTGACGTAGCGCTTGGAGCCGTCTTTGGCCTCGTAGGAGCGCGTCTGGAGGCTTCCTGCGACGGCGCATTTACGGCCCTTTGTCAGGTATTTTGCGCACAGGTCAGCGAGCTGCCGCCACGCTACGACGGTGATAAAGTCCGCCTCCTGCACGCCGTCCTTGTTTTTGCGGCGATTGACTGCAAGCGTCATGGTGCAGGTGGAGAGGCCCGTCTGCGTGGTGCGCAGCTCCGGGTCTCGGGCGAGATTGCCGATCAGGATGCACTTGTTCACAGATTATTCCTCCTCTCGATGCAGGGAATGTTCCACGTCAAACCCCTCCGGGTAACGGCGCTGGAGCTTGCAGATGTTGAGAGCCGCCACCGTCTCGAGGCTCACGCCCAGCACGTCGGCCAGCTCCGCGGCGAACCAGAGCAGGTCGCCCAGCTCGTCCACGACGCTGTCCGTGTTCAGCGAATGCCCCTGAAAGACCTTCTGGTACAGCGCGTGGATTTCGCCGACCTCGCTGGCCAAGCCGTGGAGCGCGTGCATCCGGCGCTCGCAGGGATTGAGCCTTTCGTTCTGGGTTCGGCGCGCGAGGTTCTGATAATCCTGAAAATTCATGCTCATTGTACAATGTCCTCCTTAATCCTCTCCATCGGGTCGCTGAAATTGATCGTCAGTCCGATCCTGTCGAACACGTCCTGAATCAGCTCCTCACCCGTGAGCCGATACAGTATCGCGTCGTCCACAGCCTTCAGCACGTCTTTGCAGCGCTTCTGCCCAAATCCATGCAACTCATGCAGCGCAAGACACAGCGCCGCGTAGCAAGCCTTTACAGTGTCCTCGCCGGCCAGCTTGTAGCCCGCGTTAAATCCATCGTCGTAATTGCGCTTGAGATCGTCCAGCGTGATGCCGTTTTTGCAGATGCGCTCGATCCGTTCCTGCCGGGTCATGTTGTGGAAAATGGGCTTTTTCCTGGGCGCGTCCCGCTTCGCCTCTCGGCGCTGTTTACGATTCATGCCGCGCCTCCATCGTAATCAGGTTGGAGAGGGGCAGCGCCTCAAGCATTTTGCAGTAGTCAAGCCATTCGTCCAGCTTGTGGTTTTTCCGGGCGTGGTACTGATTTCGCGCGACTGCGTAATTCAACGTCACCGTTGCCCGCAGATTATATCCGCTCGGCAGCAGCTCGATAATCGCGCGCCAATATTTACGCTCTTTGGTCTCGTTGAACAGGATACGCAGTGCCTCAAGCTCCACCAGTACGCGCAGAAACAGTTCCTTCGTCCCCCCTCCGACCTCATCAATCCCCTCGTGGCTGAAATCGTCAGGCTCGAAGGACTTGATGTGGATGGTGTGCATCTTCGAGCACGAATTTCTGACAGTGCCGACCTTGTAGGTGTCAAACTCTGCCCACCACACCTGATGGCTGGTAATGTCCATGCCGATTCCAAGCATCCGTAGGAACTTGGAGTGATCCGAACCAGCAGTAACGAGATTTTTTGCAAGCTTCAAATCCTCAGCCCCAAGAACGAAGCGCTGTCCAATCATCATATCGGCAAAATAGCACGGTTCGTACTCGCCGGGATTCAATGAGCACGTGTCGCACCTTGCTGAGCGTCCCTTGCAATATCCGCTGTCCGACTTCTCCCAGCTGTTCAGCGGATTGCGCATGCCGCGGACGGCGGTTTCCCAACCAAAGGTTTCAACGTGTTCGATTTTGATCATTTTTCATCCTCCTTATCCGCTTTTTTAACCTATTAAGCGAATCGATTTGCCGATTTATGGAAGCAATTACTTGCAGTCCATACACGACTGCTAATGCGGTCATAATTCCACCGACTATAAGCGCGATGATGCCCTCGTCCATCACTCATCCTCCTCTCCCTTGTGCCTCGTCTCTTGCCACCGTTCATATTCATCATCCGCGTCGCTCCCGGCGACGATGATGGCGTACACCGCCGCAACGCCCAGCGCGGCGACGATGCCGATTGCGATCCAGATGGCGATCATTTTTTTAACATCCTCTCCAGCTCTTCGAGGCTGATTTCTTTCCAGCCTTCTGGTGATTCGGTGTAGGCGCGATTGATTTCTACATTTTTCCCGTTCGGAAATTTGGCATCGTATACGCGTATGGTGTCAAAGTCGCCATTTCCCGGGTTAAGTAGAAAATCCTCGCAACGCACAAAAATCGTGCCATTGGTAGGGGGATAATATGGCATCTCAATTGGTGAAATCTCATCTACGATTCTTCTGACAAGCTCGCTTGTATACGTCACCCCCGAATGAATGTCAACCCCGCGCACACGGTTGGTGTCGATATACTCGATACGCCCATCTGGAAATACGTGTTTCCAGAAACTGCCCATACGGCGGCATTGGTAGCATTTATAGTCCGCATTTGGCATCGGATTTTCCACCCACACCTCAGCCGTATCCTCAATCGGGGTAATCGGCTTGCGATCAACCAAACGATCAAGCACATTTTTTGTAAGCTGAATGCTGAGGCCCGAATGCCCATCCGCACACAGGGACTCATATGCCTTCAGCGCGCTATCATAACAAGCTCTGGCATAACCGTACAAATCGCAATCCACGCTTTCACGTTCGAGGGCGATTCGCACTTCGTTTTCTGCCCATTCAATGGATCTGCTCATTTGCCTAACGCCTCCTCTAGGATGTTCCGCGCGCTTCTCGGCCACGAGGTGCTTTCGTTCCAGCCCGGCGTATCGGATTCCATGCGATAGCATTCAACCGTTTCGAGGCCGACATCGAGTTCCGGGACGGCCCACGTAGACGCAAGATAGGTGTACTCATCAGTGATCAGCTTCCCGTCCTCGTAGATCATGCCGCCCGTGTTGCAAAAGTCGCCGCGAAGTCCAGCCCACGCGCGGTGCGGCTTTTTCTTCGCGATAAGGCGCGCGGCCTTGTCCCAGTCAAAGACCATCCTCTCTTTGCCGCGGTTCGCTTCGCCCATCACAAATGCGTCCAAAGTATTCATTTCCTTTCCTCCTCCGGCGGCTGCGGCAGCGGCATCCAGTGGGTGACGTTATCGCCCCATACGTATGCCCAACTCGCAAAGTCAAACTCTCCATTGCTATATCTCGCCTGATCTACAATCAGTCCACCGCCATCGCGAAACGCCGCAATGATTTTCTGCCCATTTTCCGGCAGCCGCTCCCCGACGCTGATCCAGCGCGGCTGCTGCGCTTCGAGTTGCGAGATGGCTTCGGCTGCGTCCAGAGCTACGTCAAACATCTTGCAACTTCCACCGGGCCGATTGCATCCGTTCGGCTCCCCCTCATACGGGCAATGCCCGCACGTCGTTTCAATGTCCATCAACGCCAACTTGATAGCTTTGATCTCTTCAGGCGTTTTCATTTAACCATTCCTCCAATGATTCGCGACATTTTTCGCATAACTCATATGCGATCGGTTTCCACCCGTCCGGGCATCTCCATTTGTCTGCACAGAGCAATTTATAGCTTGTCCTCGTATGGACGCCAAACCTGAATCGATCAATCGCTGCGCTATCTGCACCAAGATCAGCACCGCACCGGTCACACTTATATGATGTGGATTTCATCGTCGTACCTCCTTTCAATTCCCCACAGTCAGGATGATGCACGATTTCCAGTAGGGTTCATATTCTTCGAGCACTTCCTCCACCGCGTCTTCAAGTTCGTCCTCTTTTAAGTCGCTGTTAAAGTCCACAAAATCATAGACTTCATCTCGGAAATGGTCTCGGCTGGTGAAGCATTCGTCTCTGATTTCCTGCTGGCAGTCCAGAAATTCGCCTACCTCGGCGGAAACATTTGTGCAGCACATCTCGTCATAGTTGCCATCGATCCCCGTGTCCTTTGCGAATACGATCACCGGCAGCTTAGGGTATTCCAGTAGCAGCTTACGGAGCTGCTCTCCAGAGTGCATCAGCCCGGTCGGCTGTTTTTCGCGGTCAAGCATCGTCATCCATCCTCTCTCCATTGCTGCAAAAATCCTCCGGCAGTACCACGCGCCCATGCAGCATGCACCAGCCGCAATCCTCCCGGTAGCCCTCCGGCAGCGGAGGCCGCATACCCATGCACACGCAGTCCTTGCACCTGACCACCTGCACCACGTCAGCGGCAGGGGTCTCGTCGATGATGTCCAGCACGTCGCGAATCACTACATCCGGGATTAGACCCACGACAGAAATCGTAGAACACGACTTTGTTTTGTCGCAATACGCGCTTACAGCCGCTTTGAGCGCTTCAGCGTCAATGTATTTTGGCATCGTTCAGCGCCTCCTTCGGTTTGATCCCCAGCTTCTTCGCGATCTCCGGATCCATCTGCAGGGCTTTGCAACGGTCACAATCATGCTTTGCGCAGATAAAGATCGGGAAACAGCCCTCGTCAAAGTACTTCCGAGGACACGGAACCTCGCGTGCATTTGGAAACAGTTTCTTCCACGCCTCTTTCCAGTTTGGATACACCTGCTCGGGATGCTCTTCCGCCCATTTCAACACAATGTGCTCCGCGGTATCGTAGTAAAGATACTTTTCGCCGAGATCAAACCGGCATACCAACCCATCGTCATCATGCAGCGGGCATCCATCACAATCGCCCGGATGTTCAAGACATATCCTCCGCGCCTGTTTCATGACATCAACAAACTGTGCCATTGTCATCCCTCCTCAATCCAGCGTCCACACGGACAGAATACACACCTCGTTATATCCTTCGCCCTTCAGGTGATCTTTGATCTCTAACATCAGCGCCTCTTCACGTATTGCGGATCGGATTGCTCCGTTAAGCATCCGCATCTCCGGTGTGACGGCGGAATAGTAGTACGTCCGCAGCTCAGACCTCTTTCTCATTTTCCCACAGCTCCCTGTCTCCGGCCCCGCACTCGGCCTCCTCGTTGATCCGGCAGCACCCGCCGCCGAGATTGTGTCTGCATCCTTCGCAGCTGTCGTGGATCACGCTCTGTCACCGCCTCATCTCGTAGTGTCGGACTGCTCCGTTGTCAAAAACAACGTCGATCCTCGGAGGATACACCGCGCATACGCCCTTCGGCCTGTGATGCACCGCGGCGATTTCGCGCGGAATTGCGTGCTGTTTCTCACAGGCTTCGCACTCGGCCTTGTTCGCGTAGAGCGTACCGCAATGCTTGCATTTGTACTGCTTGACTTCCTTCATGCTCATTCCCTCCACATTTTGATCAGCTTGGGGTAGGTGACGATGCACCCCATCACCCACGCCCAGCCGTCCGCGATCCTGTCCCGCACGCGCTGACGCAGCGGGCGCTTCCGCACGGTTTGCCGCATCCGCAGGTCTTCGGCCAGCAACCGGTTGCGCCGCGCTCGGGTCACGGCCAGCTCCGCCAGCAGGGCGGCTTCCTCTGCCTCCCGGATAGCGTTCTGGCGGCGCAGCTCCTCGGAGACCACTCCGTTGACGTAGGCCTCCACGCCGCCGTTTCCCTTAATGATGCTACACGTCGCGATCCTGTCCATCCTCCAGTGCCTCCTTTTCCGTCATCGCTCGAATCGCCGGAACGATCACTTCGCGGCAGATTTCCGCGAAGCGCTTCTGCCAGGGTGTGTAACGTTCCACCAGGCATTCCCACCATTCGTCCGGCATGTCAAACTGCCGCATCTCTGCCGCCACATTTAGCGCCGCCGCAAACTCGCTATACGTGTCATAGCCGTCAGCAGCTTCCAGCACGCGTTCAACTTCCCATTGTGCGTCATCATCCTCTTCTTTGCCTTCCATCATTCGAATGCGCAGATTACCAATGGTTGCATCGCGATCAAATTCCTTCTCGGCATGTCGCTCGCCGCAGCATTTTCGAAGCAGCCACTCCTTGCAGGACAGCCATCGACACCAAAAGTCCGTCGCAGATTCGTCCTTGACGCAGAGTTCTCCCCAGTGATAGGCGTAACTGCCAATATCGCTGTCACAGGTCATCTGCCCGGTCGCCTCGTCAAGGTACATGTTCAGCCATAGGCAATCCCCTCCGCCCACCATGTGGATTGCGATTACATCGCCGCAGCGCTTTGCCGTGGCCTTGCGCAAAGATTTGTCAATCATCGTCTGCCTCCTTCTCAAACTCTCCGTCAAAGATCCGCAGGCCGAAGCCCAGCAGAGCAAGGTTGTAACCGGCAATGCCGCCGATCAGGAAAATGTAGGCGATGAGCACCGCCTTGATGATCTGAGTCATGGTCAGTCCTCCTATTTCCACACCCGGACGTATCCGGGCATGACCGTAAAATTGCTGAGCACCTCTTCCGGCAGGGCGTATCGATTGGGATCGTAGCCCGGGCCGGGGCGGTGATTCTCCGGCAGCATTCCGACGCGCTGCGCCTCGGTCAGACCGTAGGCCTCGGCGATGCGCTCGACGATCTTGGGATGGGTGACGGCCTTGTCGTTCTCTTCCAGCCAGCCCAGCAGCAGCGGGGAGATTTTGAGCTGCTTCGCCATAGCCGTCGGATTGATTTTATGGCTTTCGCGGTAGTCGATCATGTACTGTCTCATTGGGCATTCCGCTCCTCTCTGTATCGACAAAGGTATTCCAGCGCCCGACCTCCGAGGTGTCTCTGGATGGCCTCCCTGCGGGCCTGCGGCGTGTCAAACCTGCACGGGCGGCAAGGCGGATCGCCCTCGCACCATTCGCAGTCGTCCTGCGATTTTCCCGGGCGATCCAGTTGATTTTTGTCCTGATAGAGCATTGCCAGCGCGCGGATTTTCGCGTCGTCCGCGCAGGATCGCAATTCCGCGTCCTGCGGTCGGGCCGCGGCGTAGAGCTTCAGAAACATCGCGCACTTGTAGACCGCGTCCGTTTCGGACTGCCGTTTCCTTCCGACGAGCACAGGGTCTCAGCTCCTTTCCGCTTCGTCCTCTGCGACGCATTCCGGGCATCTGCGCGGCGTATCGCCGCCCTTGAGGAGCTTGTGATACAGTTTGCAGCTGCATGCGCTCAGACGCTTGGAGTAAGCGGAGAAGGGGCAGCTTTTGCGCCCTGCGAAGAGGCAGTGTTCTCCTTCCGGGATTGCAACGGTACGAGTGTGCACGGCTTTTCCTCCCTTCTGTCAATCCACGTCACGCCCACGGCCATTGCCGCCCATTCGTCGGCGGCGAAGCCGTAGAACACGTCCGGCTTTTTCTTGGTGCCCTTGCCGTTTTTGAAATCGTGCTTGGCAAATCGGTCGATGAGCGCCCGTCGTATATTTGCGTCTCCCGCCTTTGCGTCGTGGCAGATGGCGAGCTTTTCGTCGAGGCGGTAGACGTAATCCACCGCATAGCCGTTGGCGATGGCCTTCTGGGCAAAGCGCCCCACCCATTCGCAGGTTTCAAAGACGGTCTTTCCGACGGCCATTCCGTAGGAGGCGATGCGCTCTACGACGAGATAGTTGCAGCAGTGCGCGTAGTCCTCAATGATCTTGAGGAGGCTGTCGTTTTTGACCTTGCCCTTGTCGTAGATCGTGTAAAAGTCTCCGAGCAGGACAAAGGCGGAATCGATGTTTCCGGGGTCGATGGCAAGAATCAGCATGCGTTTCACTCCCTCCGATCGATGCAGCTAAATTTCATGCGCGCCGGGTCGAACAGCGCGACGGCGGTGCGGGTGACGCCCTGCCGCTGCTTTGCGACGTTGATGGCGACGTACTGGTATCCGGCGTTTTTGTAAGCGTCAAAATACTGCCGGTCGTCCGGGTGGACGTATCGGTCGGACGCGTCGTCCGGCTTGTGCAGAAAGATGACGTTATCCGCGTCCTGCTCCAGATCGCCCGAGCCGCGCAGCTCGGAGAGCGTTGGCATTGTCCCCTGCGAGGAGCGCCCCACCTGCGCCAGCGCCAGAATGGCGATGTTGTAGTCGGTGGTCATGTCCTTCAGGGCCTTTGAGACGTATCCGACGCGTAGATAGTCCTTGTCGAATTTCCGCTTGGTCTGTAAGAGCTGGACGTAGTCCACCACGAGGAGGTCGAGGTCGTTCGCGTCCACCTTCTTCTGCACCTCCATGCGCAGGTCTTCGACGTAGCGCGTGGAGAACATAAACGAGACGTTCATGGCGGAGAACAGGCTAAGGCTCTCGGAAATCTGCGCCCAGTCCTCCGGATCGAGATCGCCGGAGCGGAGCTTTTCGCCGGGGATGTCGATGCCGCGGGCGATCACTCGCGAGCCGTACTGCGTCGCGGTCATTTCCCGGGAGCAGATGCCGACCTTATAGCCCTGAGCGGCGGTTGCCAGCGCGATGTGTGCGCCCAGCGCGGACTTTCCGACGGCGGGACGCGCGCCGAGGAGCGTCAGTTCGCCGCGGCGGAAGCCTCCGATGATCGTGTCCAGCGTGGCAACACCGGAAGGCATGGACGGCTCTTCGCCCTTTGCGCGGCGCTCCAGCATGTCGTAGGTGTCCAGCAGCACATCCGCCATGGAGACCCACGCGTGACGGGTGGTGACAACGTCCCGGAGCGCCTGCCGCGTTGCGTCCAGCACCGCCGCTGCGTCGTTCTCGCCCTCCATGAGCTGGTTCTCAGAGCTCTTCAGGATTTCAAACAGCTTTCGCCGCATGGCCGCGGCCTTGATGATTTCCACGTGGCTCTTTGCGTTCCATGCGGCGGAAAACGTTCCGCCGGAGAGAATCTCCATGAGCCGGTTGGTGAGCGCCGGTTCGCCCGCGCCGTAGAGTGTTTTCATCGCGTCGGTGACTGTGACCAGATCGACGGGCCGCTTGGCTGCGTAAAGGCTCTGGGCCGCTGCGAAAATGCGGCTGTACTCGTCGCTGTGGAAGTCCTCGGCCCCGAGCTGGGCGATGATGTCCGATGCGCCCGGGTCGGTGACGATGAGGGCGAGGACGGATCGCTCGGCCTCCTCGTTGTAAAACGGGCTGCTCATCGCACAAATTCGACGGGCGGTTCATCGCGCTTCTGCGCCGCCGGTTCCGCCGATGCGCTGCGCGCCGACTTCTTCGTCCGGTCATGCTCGATGCGCCGGGCCTGCGCCGCCTCTCCGGAGCGGATTCCCTGCGCCGCGTACTCCTCCAGCACCTTTTTCAGGTACGCAAACGGTCGGGCGGGTTGGGCGGCGTTGGTCTCCTCGATGGCCACGATGACCGCGTCCGCGCCCAAATCCTCGACGTAGGACATGAGCTTCTGCTCCGACAGTCCCATCGGCAGCGTGCCGATCTGGGTCTGGTACGCGTCCGTCACGCGCTTGTACTCCGGGTCGATCAGGTCGGACAGTACGACTGAATCGTACGGTTCCTCCGCTGGCTCGTCCTTTTCGCCCTTCTTGCCCTTCCAGCGGGCGTTCGCGTTGTTCTGGGCCGTTCTGGTCTTCTCCTCAGCGCTGCGCGTGCGGCGCTTCAGGGATTCCGACCAGAATTTTTTATCGCTGGCGGAAAACAGCCCGATCTCGATGCAGTCGTCCACAAACTTGGTCAGGTCAAAGGACGGCTGAATGCTGATCGTAAGCCCGCCGATGCAGCGGTCGGAACGCTCCAGCTCGAGCTTCGCCGTGCGGCTCATGGCCTCCAACAGCGCCCAGAACACGCCGTAGCCCTCCATGCCGTAAATTCCGCGCAGCTCGGAGATTTTGTTGTCGCTGAGCGCGTTGCGGTCGTGACTGAAATACAGGTCTTTCACGGTGCTCCCTCCTCAAAACGGGGTGAGATTCAAGTCTATTTCCATTCCGGCGGATGCGGCGACGGTGTCGATTCCCGTCAGCGCGGAGATCGCGTCCACCATGCGCCTTTCGTCGCTTCGCGCGTCGGACAGGTGGCACAGGACGATTTTCCGCGTGTCGGTCAGATCGTTGGCGGCGAGCGTATCCTCGAGCCGCTTCAGCGACATGTGGCTGCCGAGCAGGCGGTTTCGCATGGCCTTTCCGATCGCTCCGGCCTCCATCTGGGCCTTGGCGACGTCGTCGCAATAGTTGCACTCGACGAGCCAGTAATTCACGCCGGGAAAAGTGTTTCGCAGGTAATAGGTGTCGGTGGCGTACAGCAGCGTTTCGCCGCTGCCGCGGTTTTGCACAAGATATCCACAGGGCTGACGCGCGTCGTGCTGCGTGGGAAAGGGCAGGACGGTAAACGCGCCGATTTCCAGCGGCTCAAGCATCCTGACGGGGCGAACGCGCGGCTCGGAGAGGCGGGCCGCCTCAAGCGTGCCGGGCGTTGCGTAAACGTCCACGCCCATTCGGGCGAGATCGCGCGCGCCTGCGATGTGGTCGCCGTGCTCGTGGGTGACGAGGCAGCCGCAAAGCCCTGTCAGGCCGCGCATTTCGCGGATGATCCGCCTTGCCGGGAGTCCCGCGTCCAGAAGGAGCGCGGAATCCCCGGCGGCGAGCCTGTAGGCGTTTCCGGCGGAGCCTGTGCCGATTACTTTCAGGCGCATGGTCAGAAGTCAGGCTCTCCGGCTGCGTCCGGCTCCGGCTCGGGTTCCTCCGGCGGAATCTCCAGCTCGATTTCCGAGGCCTCCATGGAGGCCGTCTGGATCGGCTGGGTGTCGGCGGGAATGGCGGCGGCGGGCGCTTTCGGCAGCGTCACGGGCGCGCCGTTGGCGTTCTCGGCCACCTCGGCCTCGATGGTATCCTCGTAGTCCTGCGAGATGGCGCTCGCAAACTCCACGGACATCACGCCGTACTTGGAGATGAGGGCCTTGAGTACGGTCTTGATGGCCATCGCGTCGAAGTCCGTATGCCACGGAGAATCGGCCTTGCTCCACGCCTTGGAGAAGCGTTTGGCGTGGGCCTCGACCTTCTCGCGAGACCAGTACACGCACTTTTCAAAGCCGTTGAGGAGCTGGAAATAGGCGAAGTAGCCGATAGGCGTATCGCTGGTGGCCTCGCCAGCGATCTCAAGCATGCCCGTGATGCGGTTGTAGTGTACGGCCTCGCCCTCGTAGACCGCATCGGCGTTGAGGTACTTGTACTGGCCGCTGCGCTGGGCGAGCTGAAGCAGGCCCTTATAACCCAGCTGGAATTGAGGCACATTGCCGTAGGGGATGACGTAGCAGAAGCCGAGGGACTTCGCCACGGGCAGCTTCAGGGCCGCCGCCTTCATGCACTCGGCCATGACGCGGGTCGCGTCGCACTGGCTGAGCTTGGAGTCGCTGGTGTAGAGATCGAGGGCGGAGGCGAGGAACGTTCCGGCCTCCTTGCCGAGCAGGTTATTCATGCGCGCCTTGATCTTTTCGGACGCGATGAGGGATTTCATCTGGTTGATGTTGGCCTGACGGACGGTGAGCTGATTTGCCATGATTTACGCGACCTCCCTGACGTTTTCGGTGGTGACGGTGAGCGCGGGCGAGTTGTCCACGCTGAGGGTGATGAGCTGCCCGGCGGGGCGGGCGACATAGTTGACGCGCTCGGCGTTGTCCACAAACAGCGGCGCGATGACGTCGCAGCGGCGGGACAGCACGCCGATGATCTCGATGTCCGCATTGACCCTCGCGGCGGTATTCGCGCCTCCGTAGGGCACGAGCGCGCCGTCTCCGGGGATCATGCACTCGCAGCAGTCCGCCAGCGCGCCGTTGATCTGGCGGTCGAAGAGCTTCCAGCGCACCGTGGGGAACTGCTCGTTGATGCGCTCCTCCAAGAGTCCGCACCGGGCGGACACGAAGCGCTCCACATCCGAGATGAGCACCTCCACCTCGGCGCGCCGCTGGCCGATCTGCGTCTGCTGGGCCTCCAGCTCGGCGATGCGCGCGTCGGCCTCTTTCGCCCGGTCTCGCTTGGCGAGGGTCTCCCTCGCGGCGGCGATTCGCGCTTTGAGTTCGCTGCGCCGGTCGTCAAACTGGCGAGCGCGGAAATCGGGCGCTTCGGTCTTTGCCGTTCTGAGGCCCGTAAGGCGGCTTTGGAGCGCCTCGACATTCTGGTCAACAGAATAATCGACTTCGGCAGGAAAATCGGCGAGAGCGGCCTTTGCGGCCGTCTGAACGGCATCAGCGTCGTTTACTTCCCGCTCCGCGTGCTGCAAATCCTCTTCGGCGGCCCTCAGGCGCTCGGAGACGTATTGCTCGCGCTTTTTGAGCTCCTGACCGCGCGCGTTGATCTTTTCCAGCCTCGCGGCCCTGTCGGCCTTGTGGGCGGCCCGGTGCTTTATCAGCGCGTCGGCGATCTTTTCCGTGGGGATGGACTGGCCGCAGGTGGGGCAGGTCTCGGCCATCTCCAGCGGCGGGCAGGCCTCCGTGTAGACGCGCCTGTAGTCGGCCCGGAGCTGGTCGAGCTGGTCGGCCAGTTCCGCGGCGCTGCGCTTTGCGTCCTCGACGGTGCGGCGGAAGCTGTCGGCGGAGCGGCGGGCGGTATCCGAGCGGCGGATCGCGTCGGACAGGGCGGTGCGGAGGCGGTCGCGGCGGGCGTTGAAGTCGTCGGACAGGCGGCGCTTGGCGGCGATCAGCTCCGTTTCCACGGAGAGGATTTCCCGCTGGAGCTCCGCGGCCTCGCCGTTTCCGGCCCTGAGGGCGGCGGCGGCCTCCTCGCAGCTCTGGAGGCTCTTCTCCGCGTCCCGGAGGCTGTACTCCGCGTCCCGGATTTCCGCGTCGCCGTACTGGGGGCGCATGCGGCGCACCTCGTCGATGCGGGCCGGGAGGAGCTGCAGCTCCTTGGCGAGCTTTGAGCGGCGGTCGGCGAGCACCTTGCGCAGATCGTCCACGGCGCAGCCCACGCGGGAGAGCTCCTCGGCGATGGGCGCGTATTCCGGGCGGGAGAGCAGCTCCGCGTCCACGTCCACTCCGGACATGGACAGGAGCATGGCGCGCCGGTCGCGCTTATCCATGGCGTTAAACGCGCCGAGGGTGGTCAGCAGGCGGAACATGTCGCCGCTGGCGATGGCGTTGATGCGGTCGGCGAAGTCCGCCGCCTTGGTCTCAACCTCGTTGATCCAGTAGGTGGACGCGTTGCCCTGATAGACGGCCTCGGCGGCTCCGCGCTTCTTGACCCAGTTTTCGCGCTGTATACGGCGAAGGACGAATGGCTTGCCGTCCAGCGTGAAGTCCGCGGTGACGCTGGTGTCCAGCCCGTGGATTTCCTGCCCGTTCGCGTCCAGCGGCTTTTCGCGGAACCTGTCCGAGCCGGGCGCGTCGCCGTTGGCGTTCTTGTTGCCGAGCAGCCAGCAGAACGCGTCCACGATGCTGCTCTTGCCAGTGGCGTTGCCGCCGCAGATGCGGGTTTCATCGCCGAAGCGATAATCGGCGCTGCGGATGCCCTTGAAATTCTCGATGTGCAGCGCGTTTAGATACAGGTGCATTCAGTCGACCTCCTTGCACAGATACACTTTGCCATTCCGGGAGACGACCTCGACGGGGTAGTCATTGTCCCGGACATGCTTGCGGATGGTGATGTACGCGGACGTGCCCGCGCCGACGATCTCGGCGTATCGGTGCCCGCTGGTGAGGAACTCCTCGATGACGCGCCGCTTCCAGGTGTCGCGCGGCTGCGGGGCGACGCGGTGCGGGAGCTGGTCGAGGTACTTCAGCTCGATGGATTCCGGCATGGTCATCGGCCTCCTTCCGGAGACGCGGGTTCGGGCTGCGCGGCGGACTCGAGATGGCGTGAGAGGCTTTCTAGAATCTCGCCGCGCGGGGTGGTGCTCCTCTGGAGGCTGGTGTAATACCTGCCTCCGAAGCGCTGGTAGTAGGCGGTCACGTCGCCGTAGGTGTACTCGGACATCCAGAAGCCGGAACCGTTCCAGTCGATGGGCGGAAGGACGTTGAGCTGCTCGTTGAACTCCTCCTCGGTGACTTCCTTCCAGCGGCCGCAGAGGCCGTTCTGGTAGCGCTCCAGCAGCTCGTCGAACTGCTCGTCGTTGAGCACGTCGTAGCCCTCGGCGGCGAACTGCTCGGCGGTCTTGCCGGTGTAGGGGCAGGCGCCGCCCTCGGCGAAAGAAGTCTTTGCATAGCCGTCGAAATGGGCGGCGTTTACGATCCAGATCATGGGGTTAATCCTCCTTGCGTGATTACTCGAGTACGATGACAGCGTCCGTGATGCCGGCGGCGTATTCCCGGACCTCCTGTCGCGTGCGGCAGAAGCGGCCCTGTCCGCAGTAGGCGAAGGTCTCGCCGCCGTCGATGCTCGTCAGGATTTGGGCGTTGTACATGAGCTTCCCGTCGGGATCAGGCGGGACGGCCGTCTCGCGGATGATGACCTTGAGCCTGATCTCCTTGCTGATCTGCATGGGGGTCTCCTTCCTCCGGGCGCTCAGACCCGGTCGAACCAGATATGCGTCTTGCGGCGGACCGGCGTTCCCGGGCGGGTTACCCAGATCAAAAACGCCGTTCCGAACGCGATTCCAAACCACTGTGCCATGTATGTGCCTCCCTTGCATTTGCCACGGGATTGTGTTATGATTCTGGCGTGCTGAACAGCTCTCTCACGTCGCTCACGTTCAGCGCGTCGGCGATGCGGATTGCCGTCCGCACGCTGGGGTCGTTCTGGCCGTACTCGTAGCGCTGGTACATCTGGCACGAGATTCCGACCAGTTCCGCGAGCTGGGCTTGTGTCTTGCCGGACTTCTCTCGCTCGGCTCGCAATTTCAGGTTCATCGTTCGCTCCTTTCTCCGCTGGATACGCCAAACATCTTAGGCGTTTTTATTATAACTCCTAAAATGTTAGGTGTCAACCCATTGCGGGACATTTTCTTGGAGGTGGTATCGTGGAGGTCAATGACGCTCTCAAGCGCTTCAGAGCTGAATTCGGTCTGACCCAAACTCAGGCGGCGAAATTCGCCGGCGTATCCGTCGCCATGTACCAGTTTTACGAGTACGGCCGCCATGAGCCGAAGGTGTCGGCTCTTGTCGCTCTGGCGAAGCATTGCGGTGTGTCGCTGGATTATCTTACCGGGCTTACCGACAATCCGGCGAGAAATCCATGATGGGGACGCGCATGCAGCTCTCGGATGCACTCAGGCGTTTTCGTCAGGACTTCGGCCTCACGCAGAAGCAGGTGGCATCTGCCGCCGGGGTTACTGAGCAGGTTTACCAGAAGTACGAGTACGGCACGGTCGTTCCCCGTGTGTCGATTCTCATCCGGCTTTCCGAGACCTTTAACGTGTCTCTGGACTACCTCGCCGGGCTTAGCACCGACCCGGCGAGGCGGCCGTGACGGTGGGCGCTCAGCGCGCCCACATGTCTCTGAGTTCCGCCACCCGGCTGGTCTCCTCGGCGGGCTGGCAGGTCATGAAAGCGGCCATGAGGACGGCAGAGTAGGTCTTGTGTTTCCACTCGCAGATCAGCGTCTCAAGGTCTTCGGCGATCTCGTCATGCTCTTCGATGGGCTGGTCGTCCAAAGTCTCAACCAGCGTCCACAGAGCGTCGGTATAGCCGAGCGCGAGGTTGCCGTGGGCTTTTGCCCTGTCGTAACTCTCCGCGCTCTCGATGTTCTTCAGCGTCTCGGAAATCGTCTCGCTGTAGTTCGCGATAAACTTAATCAGGCTCAGCTTCATGGTTTTCGTCCTCCTCGTTGTCGTTGTCAGATGCGCTTGCCCTCGTAGGTGTCGATGCCGCAGGCGAAGCAGTACTCGTCGGCCTCGCGGCGGGAGCGGAAGGTGCCGATCAGCTCGAAGCGGCAGCCCGGCCATACGCTCTGGGCCTTTTCCCGCTCGGTGTAGATGATCTTGGAGTCGCTGATGTAATATTTACGCATTGTGGTTTCCTCCTCGTCTCGGTCGCGATTGACAGTCGCCTGTCGGTGTGGTAGAGTGGTCTCAAGGCTCCGGGGTTGTTCCCTCTCTCAACCTTGTGAGTTAATTATACCAAACCAAACTTGGTTTGTCAATACTTTTTTGGTTTGAATTTATATTTTTTTTCAGGAGGAATGCAATATGCCGAAAATCCCAGTTGACAAATTCGCGGGCCGCTTGAAAGAGCTTCGCCTTGCCGCCGGGTTGACCCAGAAGGAGGCCGCCACCGCTCTTGGGATGCCTGAGCCCCTCTGGCAGAAATACGAGTGGGGACTCAGCGTGCCGTCCCTTGGCAAGTGCATACAGATCGCCGACCTGTTCGACGTCTCGCTCGACTACCTCGCCGGGAGAAGCGATGACCGCTCTTGTTAAGATTTTTTTAAGCAGCTTGGAGGTATCACTATGGCGAAACAGATCGTCGCTGACAGGATTAAGCAGCTCAGGCTTTCTGCCGGGCTTACGCAAAAGGCTGCGGCCGAATTGCTTCCGACAAGCGAGCGGCAGTGGCAACAATACGAGTACGGCACACGCACTCCGGCCTATGAAAAGCTGATCGCACTCGCGAATCTTTTCCAGTGCTCGACAGATTTTCTCTGCGGCCTGACGGATGATCCGACTCGCAAGTGATCGTATTCCGTCTCCGTTTTTCCGTTTTTTTCTGCCAGCCAGCCGCCTGCAAACTCCGTTGCGACGGCTGGCTTTTTTCGCTCTCACTATCTAAGTTATTTAGTACTATTGCTGCTTGCTTATTATATATATTATATTTAATTTTACCGTGCCGTTGCATTGCAAAAGCGATGCAAACCAGCATGGGTTTTGCAATGCCATCGCAATGCAACCGCATTGCGGACACGATGCAAAGCCGATGCAAACTGTTTCAGTTTTGCAATGCAATGGCAATGCAATTGCATTGCAACTGCATGACGGCAAAACGCCGTGATACCAAGGGTTTTCGGGATTTTTAAGTTTTCAAAGATCGAATTTTCGAGAATTTTTTTTCGCGCTTCGCTTCGGATTTTTTTCTGCGAAAAATTTTTTTGCCGCTCGAATCGTCGTCGAAAAATCGCATGTTAAGAAATTATGATGACGTTTTTCGCGGGACTTTTTTTGTGCCGAACGCTTTATATTCCAAAAAGTTCGATGCAAAGCCATTTTTTTGCATAAGCCTTGCATTGCAGTTGCATTGCAACATGGATGCTGCTTTGCATTGCAACCGCATTGCAAAGGGTGATGCAAAGCCGATGCAAAATCATCTGAGTTTGCAATGCAACTGCAATGCGACTGCTATGCAATGGCAATGCAAAACGGATGCAAACCAGCAATGCAATGGCAATGCAACTGCATTGCAAAAATGACGCAAAAAATCACGCCCGACGGAGCCTTTTCGGAGGGTTTTTTGAGCCGGAATCGAACACCCGGAAGAGGCGTTTCCCTGGCTGAACACTGGCTCCGCCCATGGGGAAAACCTCGTTGAGCTGGTCGTGGGGGACGTAGTAGCGGTTGAGGACGGCATACATTTCGCCCAATTTCCACTCTGCGCGATTGTTCATTCTGTCACTGACGGACTGGGGACTGAGCAGGAGGAGCCGGGCGAGGTCGGCCTGCGTATCGTCGTTTTCGCGCATCAGGCCGCGGAGTTTGGCGTAGGGTCTGGACATAATGGCATCTCCTTTCGGGCCTTACGAGGCTCTGAGGCGGCGCAGAAGCACCATTTGCCCCTTGCCGGTGATGAGCGTCGTCGTGCGCACGAAGCTGCCTGAGATCGTCGTCACTGGGCTCTCCTTCATCTTAAAGAGGCCCTGATCGACGTATTTCTGGTACGGCTGGTTATTGCTCATAAGGTAGCCGTTTTCCCGCAGCCAGCGGAACATGCGGTTCTGGCCAATGCGGATGCCGTTGTTATAGGCGAGCTTGGCAAACTCGCCGACGAGGATCGCGTCGCTGCTTGCCGCGATGGCCTTACCAAAGCCCGTGTACGGAGCGTCCTTCTCAATCTGCTCTGTGAGGGCCTTGCGGCGGGCACGCTCGTCCTTCAGCTCGGTGGCTAGGCGAATGAGCGTGTCCGGGTTCAGGAGGGCTTCTTCGACCTTCTGGGGCGTGAGATAGCCACCGTGAGAGCGGATGGCCGGGAGAACCTCGCTCGTGACCCAGCGCTTAAACTGCTTCGCGCCGGGGAGCTTGCTGCCGAGAACGAGAGAATAGAAGCCGGACTCGTTGATAATGGTAACATCCTGCCTGCCGCCAAGGGTGTCACATTTCGTTACCCCCTTATCCTCATCGTCAACGTGGTCGATGAGCGCCTTACGCGGGTTGACGTAGCCCAGGCGCTCTGCAACGTCCTTGCCGACCAGCCAGCTTTCGCCGTCGATCTCTACGCCGCGGATTTCGCCAAATTGTTCGTTGTGGAAAACCTTCAGATCGTTCATCTTCGATGACCTCCTTCTTCTCAGGCGCTCTTTTCGAGGCCGAACAGAACGTTCGGGGAAACGTTCAGCGTAACGGCCAGACGGACTACGTCGTCGATCTTGATAAGCCTCCGGCCCGTAAGCATGGCTGAGAAATTGACCGGGGAAATTCCGGCCTGCCGGGCGACGTGGCTCATCTTCAGGCCGCGGGCCGAGATGATGTCTCGGATCGTCTGGGGCATGGCTCCGTTGGCTTCGCTGATGTTATTCGTAGCGGGCAAGTACATCCCTCCATTTTCATTTTTTGCAATGAACAAATTTATATTTCAACGGTTTTTCAGTAGTTTCCGGGGATAGTGTATTGCATTAAATGCAATATGTCAATAGGTTTAGCAAAAAAATTGCACCAAATGCAATTTTTATCTTGACAAATCTTGACTTTGGAAATAAAATATAAATAGAGAAAGGATAATAAGGAGGGCTTGAATTGTGTTCAACACACAGCTCAGAAAGGCCCGGGAAGCCATGGGGCTTTCGCAAGGGGACGTTTCAAATCTGACGGGGATTCCAACGTCCACAATTTGCAAATATGAGACGGGAAAATCCCAGCCGGGCATCTCAAAAATATTGCAGCTAATGAAAGTTTACAACGTCGATGCGGATTTTTTGTTCTGCGACGAAATTGCAGCTGCGGAAATTTCAGCGGTGGCCTTATCGCCGGAGGAAAAGGACGTGCTCTATAAATACAGGACGCTGGACGGGCCCGCGCGGAACATGCTCGGAAACGTTTTGGACTACGCCGCGCAGGAGGCCGTAGAAGCGCCCTCTCAGGAGGGCGGAAGCACCTGAGAGATTTTCGCGCCGGGGCGGGCGCACAGGTTGACGTAGCGCGTGAGCGGCTCTGAGACGGTAAAGAACTCGAATACTTCCGGGCGCGTGGGATCGCTGACAAACATGACCTGGAATTTCCCATCGTGGGACAGCCGGGTACACAGTTCCCTGAGCGCCTCAACAGATCGCATCTTTCCTCGCATTGCGTCGCACCTCCGTTTGCTTGTTGGCGACAGTATAGGATATGCGACTGAGAAGAGCAATAGACCGTAAGAAGAATCGGAGAAGAATTCACTTTTTGTGAGAAGAACAATTCTTCCTGAGAGAAGAATCGAATAAGAGAGGAGAAAAGAGGCGCACTGCATTGGAAAATAGGGTTACGACGTACCTAAAACAGTTGAAGGAGGCGAAAGGGTACACGCAGCAGCAGATCGCGGATGAATCGGGCGTGCCAATCGGTACTATCGGGAAATACTTTTCCGCGCTGGACGACGAGTCCGCGAGCTACGAGATTCTCCGCAGGCTGGTCGTCTGTCTGGGCGGCAGTCTGGACGAGATGGCCGGAATAAAAGCGGACGGGCACAAGGCCGATGGAGGCGCGGATCAGGCCTACAAGGCCGTGATCGCCGGTCTGGAGGCGCGGCTGGACGAAAAGGACGAGCGGATCGAGCAAAGGGGCAGAATCGCCTCGGAGGATCACCAGCGCGCCAAAGAGGCCATCGCCTACGAGCGCCGGCGCGCAAGGATAGCGATGGCCGTTTCGTACATCGTGATGGGGCTGATCGTGTTGATGTTTGTCGTCGACTGGATGGTTCCGACGGTGGGATGGATAAGATGAGATTCAAGCGGTGACGGATCGTCACCGCTTGAATTCCAGAGATATGGGAGGACAAGAGCGTGGGAAAATGTGTAAAATGCGGGCGGCACGGGCTGTTTGTCCGCGTAAATGGCGATGGGCTGTGCGCAACGTGTCAGGGAATTAGTGATGCAATTGCCGCGGTCGCGAATGCAGTTACGGGAAGCCGTGGGAATTGTAAGCCTTCGAAACCGGAAAAAACGATCATTCCGAAGCGGAGCACGTATCTGAAAGATCGTAACGGAAAGCGTATTACGAAAAAAGATTACTCTATCATTTTCGACATGAGCGCCTTTTCAGAGCTAATAAACAACACGTACCAAATTGACGGGGAACACAATCGGAGCATAATACAGCGCGATGCCGTCGAGATGGTAAAGCTGGCAAATGCACTTGAGGTAGATGCTTTTGACATTCCGCATGTCGAGGCGGATGGCCTATGGCTTGATTTTAGTTATGTAGAGAGTAGAGGGCAATGTAAGACGACTGCTCAATTCGAGCCAAAATATAATGGTAAAATGCCAAATCCTTGCATGACTATTGGTTTTGCTTTTGACGAGGATTTGTTTGGCGTGCTGGAATATGATAAAAACGAGCTTTGCGGCGGAAAGGTAATAAAATGGTGCCGTACAAAAATAGAAGCTCCGGATTATGTAAGGCTGGGAGGAACCTGCTGGGTTGCGCGCTTTATAAAGATTGGCGAAAACATGGAACTGTACGAAGCTATAAAGACGATTGACGGAAAACGTCAGGTTATTTACAGGCGCAGGAAAAAATGATACAACGATGAGGAGGGTGGATATGGCTGCAAGGAGAACCGCCGAAGCAATCTGGATCGAATCGAAGAAATATTGGCAAATCAAGGTGCAGCGCAACGGCGTGCGCAAGGCGTTTACTTCCTCTATAAAAGGGCGAAAAGGGAAGCACGAGGCCGAAGCAAAGGCGGACGAATGGCTGGACAGCGGAACCGAGGATATGCGCTTTGACGTTGCCGCAAAGATGTTTCTGGACGATATTCAGCGCAGGACCGGTCGGTCAAATTACGAGAACAACGAGTGGGCGATGCGTCTTTACATCCTGCCGGAAATAAAGGCACGGAAACTATCTACAATTACTAAGGCGATGTGGCAATGCTGCATTCTGCGCGGCGCGGAGGCGGGCCTCTCAAGGCGGTCATGCTCAAACGTGCGCAGCACTATAATGGGCTTCATCAGTTTTGCAGAATCAAACAGATGGAAAATCGAAAAACAGGACGCGAAAAAATTCACAATCCCGAACACTGCTGCCCCGAAGAAAGAGAAGATCATCTTGCAGCCGGCGGAGATTCACATGCTTTTTGAAAATGATACTGTGACGAATCGCGGGAAGCCCGTCTTTACTCGCAATATTTACGCATGGCGTTTTTACGTTGTGACGGGTCTGCGGCGTGGCGAGCTTTGCGGGCTGAGAAAAGACGATCTTATCGGGAACGCGTTGATTATAAAACGGAATATAAATACCTATGGTCAGGAGACGTCTGGTAAAAACGACAACGCCCGGCGCGAAATACTGCTGCCAGATGTAGCGATACAGGTTTTAAAAGATCAGAAAGAAATGCTGATGCGCGAAGGGGTTATTGCCTCAGAGTGGATTTTCCCGAACAAGTATGGAGAAAGGATGAATCCAAAGTACGTTTATACTACGTGGAAACGATTTGCGCTTCAGCACGGCATAAAATCATCCCTGCACGATCTGCGCCACACATTCATCTCCGTAAACAAAAGCGACCTCCCGCTCGTGCTGATGAAATCCGTAATAGGGCATTCTAAGTCAATGGATACATACGGCGTTTACGGACATGATGTCGAAGGGGAAAAAGAGCGTGCTGCGCAGATCGTAGACGGCGTTTTTGCCAAAATTATAGGCGATGCGGGTGGAAAAGTGGGTGGAGATAAATAGCAGAATCCGACAAATCCGCTGCGCTGCAATGGTTTTAGAATTTTATATTCCTCGGCGGCGCTCCGGTCCATAATCAAAAATGCAGCCGGAGTAACTCCGGTATGGCCATGTTTTCTTCAGAAATTACGGATGCGCCGGAATTTGAACAAGTATATTCAGAACCCAAACGGGTGGAAAAATGGGTGGGGATTATGCCCCACCCATAATTCATTTCCACCCATCGATCATCGCCTTGACCTCTGCGGTCTTGGCGATGAGGTCGTTGTGGATGGCTTCCCACGCTGCGATCATGCCGTCGGCGTAGGCGGGGTTGCGCTTGTACTCCTCGGAGGCCTTGTAACCCTCGATCAGCTTCTTCACCACGGCGTGGCCGTTGGTGTTGAAATTGATGTGAGCCGCGGCCATCTCGCGATACCACGCGGCGGCCTCGGGATGCTCCGCCTTTAGGTCGTAGGCCGTGCGGATTTTGCCGCGGGCCTCCTCGATGTTGCCGGCGATGTCGTTGCTCAGGCGCTTGATGATCTTCATATCCGCGCCTCCTTAGGCCAGCTTGACCGCGCTGGCGCATACATGGCTGACCGTTCCGGCAACGCCGCTCAAGCGCGCGCTGATGACGGGCTGGATCGCGCAGCAGGTGGCAAGCCGCACCACCGTCTCCACGTGCTGGGTGATTTCGCCTCCCGCCGCCACGGTATCCGTGGTAATCGCGCAGGGCATGGGCGTGGAGCCGTTGTAGAGCTGGAGCACCTGAGCGCCCGCCGCGCCGGGAGTGCTGGTCACGTCATAGCTGACGCGGAACAGGCCGCCGGCGTTGATGCGGAAGCCGCCGCTCTGGGTGGTGATGGAGCAGCCGGTGTCGGTGATCTGGGTGCCGAGCACGTTGATGGTCGTCCCATCGGCGGTGTAGGTCTGCAAAGCGGCGTTGTATGCGGCCTGCGCAGACTTCTGGTGGACGTTTTTGCAATTGCAGGACATATCGTTTCTCCTTTCCAATTCATAGCGCCCGCCCGGCGCATGGCTCGGACGGGCGCAGGCGCTGTTATAACGCGTATGTCAGTTGGTTACGCGACGTAACCGGCTCCGCAGTTTCCGCAGCCCTGCGCGGCGTAGGGGTTGTAGCCCGACTGATACGGGCTGCACGTCAGATACGCCGGCACAGGGGTCTTGTTGATGGCCGAGAGCAGCGTGTTGGTCTGCGACAGCGTGCCGAGCTGGAGCTGGGCCGCCTGCAGGTTGTCGCGCAGCTCCTGCATCGTGTTGGCGTTGATGAGCGCGCGGGTGGCCTCGCCCTCCGCGTGGATCGCCGTCTTCACATCGCAGCAACACTGCGCCTGCTGGGCCTGCATGGCCTGAGCCTGCAGGGCCGCGTCGTAGCGGTTCTGCATGATTTCCTTCTGGGTGGTGCAGCAGCACTGCTGGGCGGCAAACCGATTTTCCATGATCGACTTGTCGATGCCGGCCAAGCCGAGCTGGGTGTTGTAGCGATTCTCCAGCACGTCGCGCTGCACGCCAAACTGGTCACGCATCAGGCCGTTCTGGTTGCGGAGGATTTCGGCGGTGTTAAAACCGTCGGCCATCTCGCCGCGGGTGAGCGCACCCTGAAGGCCGGCATTGCCGTTGCCCCACAGACCGCCACCCATCATTCCGAATACCAGGAAGAGCACGACGATCCAAAAGAAACCGCCGTCGCCGAAAAATCCGTCGCAGTTGCGATCCTTATTGGTCACGGCCGCGATGTCGGCAAGGGTCATATTGTCCATTTAGGTCACTCCTTTTTGATATTTATCCTCAGCCCGTAGCGCTCCGGGCAAAGAATCATCCCTTGAAAAATCCCTGCATCTGCTCGGCGATCTGCTTCGCCTGCTCAAGCTGCTGGGCGTTGATCTGGCCGCTTTGCAGCATCTCGTTGATCTTCTGCTGGGCGGATTGCGGCGACCACATCTGTCGAAATTTCCGGAACTGCTGCAGCATCTGCATTCCCGGTATCTGGGCGTTGGCCTGTTTGGCCATCATGCCGATGAGAGGGTTGCTCACAGGTTGATCCCTCCCAGCGCGTTTTCGAGCTGCGACAGCTTGTCCGACACAGCCTTGATCTCTTCCTTGGTGGCAAACTGCGACACGTCGATCTGGGGCGCGGGCGCAGCCTGCGTCTGGGCCTGCGGGTCGATTTCCAGCAGCCGGAACGACTTGAGCGTCGCCGTTCCCATGCTGTCCACGGCCTTGACGTGGATGACCGGGTCGTTGTTGTCCATCATCCACGCCGTCTGTCCGGGCTGGACGATGTGGTCGCGCGCGCCCTGCACGCCGTTGACGTAGATCCACGACACATTGCTCTGCGCGCCGCTGTTCTGCGGCGGCAGCTGTTGCGTCATCTGCATCATCTGGGGCTGAGGGGGCATGTAGTTGGCGTTGAAATATCCCGGCACAGCGGGCTGTGGGAATGGGTAGTTATAAGCCATGCGTTGCACCTCGCTTTCTGATGCTATTTTCGCATGGGCGGCGGTGGAGTGCGGGAAACTATGCGGGGTTTGTGGGAAAAATCAAAAACAAGTGAAGAAATTGAAGATACAACACAAGAAAGAACGTAAGACGTATCAAAAAAAGAGTGAAATTTGAAGTATACTTACAGAAAATCCGGCCAAAAATGAAAATAACGCCCGTCATAGTATTGACAAGGCGTTGATGTTGTGTTAATATATAGGTGTCGTCAGAGATGGCGGCTGTCAGGCTCGGAGCACCGAGCGTAATTGTCCTGATGCTGGGCACTGTGGATTAAAATAAAACGGTTGCTGCATTGGACACTGTTTGAGCGTTTACGTTCAGCAACAAAAATGGCGCCGAGATTCTCTCGGCGCCATTTTTGTTGCCCTGATTCAGCCCTTGAGGCTGTCGTCGATCGCTCTTTGCATCATGGCGATTGCGTCCTCTCTGGAAACCGATCTCCAGCCCCAATAGTCATTGCCTCTGGTCATCTCGTCGTCATTGAGGACGAGATACCAGCCTCCGTTATCATGCTCCCGGTATTCGGCTTCCAGTTCTTCAGCCGACGCGTCTTCGCCGAGGCTGCGCCAGTAAAAGTCCACTCTGTAATTGCTTCCCCTGCCGCGTGCCCAATCGAATGCTTTTTCCGCATCGTCAAACACGCCGCTGTCAAAGCACAGGCCTTCCCGGTTTATGAGGTCTACGATGATTTCGCCCTTCATGTTTTTGTCCTCCTTGTTTTTCCGGATCAGTTCGTCCACCGTGCAGTTCAACGCATCGGCCAGCCTGAGCAGGGAGCTGATGCGCGGGTCGCGCTTGCCCATCTCCCACTTGGCGATCATCTGCTGGGTGCTGCCGATTGCCTCGGCGAGCTGTTGCTGGGTCATGCCCAGCGCGATTCGGCGCTGGGCGATGGGGCTGCTGCCCGTGTTGCTGTTAGGTCTTGGGTCAGTGCGCATCTCTTTTCTGCTCCTCCTTGCCGTCGGCGGACTTGCGCAACGATACGCAAAATGCCCAATCTTTCTTCGTCGGCTTATTTTCTGGATTGCAGTCTGCACAAATCCAGCTGCCTCTAGCAACGATCTCACCCTTGTACCAATACTCGTGGATCCCCGGGCATTGCTTGATGATCTTGCCGTACTTGGACGTGTATGTGATCTTCATAATCTGCTCCTTTTTCTTCCTTCTCCCGGTCTTTTGCCCGGCCGGGAGGGCTTGGTTGTCTTATCTGTTGGCGATCTCCATCATCTTGGCGTAGCCCTCGGGATCGCTGACCTTATACTCTTCCACCCACCGATTAATTCGGTCGACGTACATCTGACCGCCGGAGATGGTGTTCTTCAGCTCGTCGCGATGGTCGATCCACCACTTGGCGCTGGGGTTTTCGGCGATGATCACGTCGAGCACCCGGATTGTATAAACCCTAAGGTCATCATAGGCTTTGTCGATGTATACGCGCTGGATCATCAGCGCGTACTTGGCGCGGATGTCCTTCGCCCAGGCGATCTGCTTTTCGCTGCCGGTGAGGTTGTCCGGCAACTCCACCGGCAGCGCCTTGACGGCCTCGGCCAGCTCGGCGGCTTCCGCTTCGCGGTGGGCCTGCGCGGCGCACTTGGGGCAGAGGGTGATGTTTTCGCGCGCCCAAGCCTCGCTGCTGTCCGCGTCCCGGCGGTTGTAGCACTTCTTCCGCCACTCAAATTCGTTTTCACACGCCTTGCAGATGAGCTTCACACTTGCCATTGCCATTGTATTTCCTCCACTTTCTGCGGTTATGCCGCCGGTCGGTCTTGTCTCTCTCAACCTTGTGACTATATTATACATCCATTTGGATGTATTGTCAAGCCTTTTTATAGGATTTCCCAAACTTTTTTTTGCAAAAAAGCCAAAAGAAAAAAGGCCGGCGGATTGCTCCACCGGCCTGAAAGCCTACATACATTTGTCCACCGCCTGCATAACCAGCTCGATGCGCGGGACGATCTGCCCGCGCAGGCGCTTGGAAACGGCGCTCCTGTCCATGCCCACCGCCGCGGCGATGTCCGCATAGTCCATGCCCCAGACGAGGCGAGAGGCGGCGATATGCACATCTGACGGCGCGAGCCGCGCCTCGATGATGAGGCGCGACATCACCGACGAGGTCACGCCGTCAAACTGCGGGTACTCGTCGTATCTCATCATATGCGCGGCCTCCCGGGGTTATTCCTCGGGAGGCTTTTCGTCCTCGGCTTCGGTTTCCTCCTCCCGTGCCTTCGTTTTGCTGGGAGAGTAAGTGTGCAGGGCATCCACGTTTTCTTTAATAATTGCCTCAATTTCGCTTCGATCCACGCTGTAGCCGCGCTGACTGAGCTGGTAGATTACCCAGTCCAGTTTCTCGGAGCCGTTTTTGGCTCCGTAGAGCTGTTCGGCGGCAAAGACCATCGTCTTGATGGTCGCTTTGATCAGCGCCTGCTGCTCGTTGGTCGTCCGCGCCTTGATCCACGGGATCAGCTTGTAGGTAATCAGCGCCGCAAGCAGCGCGATGATCGCCTGGATGATGGGGGTCAGATTGATGTTCATGTTTTTTCTCCTTCCTCGTTATACCCCTTTGATGATGTAGCCCACCGCCACGCCAACGGCGGCCAGCACGACGTATTTGACGATTTCAAAGGCCAGCTTCTTCCACTTGTCGCCCGGCTCCCGCTCGATCACGTCGATGCGCTTGCCCAGCTTGTCCACCTTGCCGTCGATGCTGTTGATCGTGGACAGGATATTCTGCTGGGCGTTTGAGATGTTCTGGATGTCCAGCAGCATCCGCGTCTGCTGGTGCTGTGCGTCCTCCAGCGCATTGAGGCGGCGCTGGTAGCTCTTATGATCCGCCTCGTTCCGGGCCTTCAGCGCCGCGAGTTCCTCTCCAATTGCATTCAGATGGTTTTCGTCGTTCATGAGCCTCGCCCTCCGATCTTATTATTTCAGCTTCCCGTATTTGCCGGACACCCAGGCGTTTTGATTTTCATAGGTCACCAGCAGCCAGCCGTTGTCGGCCTTCTCGCCGCCATAGGGGAGTACGTCGCCCCGATGGGCAACGCCGAGGATTTTGCCGTCGGTGTTGGGCGCGGCGCGCACGTAGCAATTGCCGCCCTCGATGGCCACATAGCGCTGCTCCGCCTCCGGCTCGTCCGCTTCCAGCGCCTCCAGCATGGCCGCATGGCTCTTGGGACCGTACTGGCCGTCCACGCCCAGTTTGTGATCGCGCTGGAAACGCTTCACCGCCAGCTCTGTAGCGTCGCCGAACTCGCCGTCCGCGCCCCACTTGCCCAGATCGTAGTCCAGCTGGATGAGGTACTGCTGGAGCTGCTTCACATCCGCGCCTTCTGCGCCGTGCTTCAGCAGCCGATCGCCCAGCGCGTACTCCCTGACCTCGACCGCGCCCTCATACTTTACACCGTCGTCCAGCACCACCACCGTGTGGCCGTGGGTCTTGGTCACGAGGATGTCGCCCTTGCCCAGATACGCGCTCTGGTCGGTGTACTTCGCACCCTTCAGCTCCACAAACGCGCCCGTCTTGAGCAGATTTGCCGGCATGTTCCCCGTTCGGAAGTCGCTCGGCAGGCCCATGATGCCCGCGTAGGCGCAGCACACCCGCACCAGCGCCGAGCAGTCCGTCTCGCAGTCGGTCTTGACCTTGGCGCAGTCAAAGCCCAGCGGCTCGGCCGCCTTGTACAGCGTGTTGCGCTGCCACTGGTCGTAGCCGATGTGGCTGTTCCTGCAGGCCGCTTCCATGTCCGCGGCGATCTTCAGCGCCGCGTCCCGGCTTTTCGCCCGGAACACCCGCCAGCCCTTTTTGTGCAGATACCACCTCTGCGTGCTCAGCTCGCGCCCGGTCTGGTCGCCCGCCTTGCCGTTATACGCTTTGCCCCTCTCGTCGATTCTCGCGCTTCCTACTCTTACCGTTGCCATTCTTCATCCATCCTTTCTCATTTCGGCGTTCCCGCCGCAATCCAGCTTACCCGCGGCACGCGATCCGTCGTATCTCCGTTGTAGATGCGCACCGTAAATCCCGTGGCAGTCACCGTGCCCGTCACCGCCACTGCGCATCTGCCGAATGATCCCGCAGTCGATTCCGTTTCAAAGCCCACCACTACGATGGGCGCAGCGTAAAACGCCTTGGGGAACGTCACGCTTACGTCTTTATAGCCGCCATGCGATACGGTCGTCCCCGCTATACGCCCGCTCTGCACTCCCACGTCCGCCGGGAAATGGTTGTGCCCCGTGTTCCAGTTCGCCATTACTCCACCCCCAGCGCGGTGCGGATGGCCTCAAGGTCGTCCGTGATCAGAACGGGATAGTCCGCCGCGATGTCCTCAAAGGATTCGCCGTTGCCGATGCGAATGCGGAACGCTCGCGCCATGATCCGCAGCTTCAGATTGTCCAGTGTCTTCATGCTCATTCACCTCCTCCGATTAGGTCTGCCATCATAAGGATAATATCGTCTGTTGTGCCCTCCAGCACGTCAAGGCGCTGCTCCGGCGTGGGGGGCGGGGTAGGAGTATTCGCCTGCATGGCTTCCAGCTCGGCGATTTCCTCCGGTGTCATGTCGCGATAGATCGTTTTGCCGTCTTTGTATTCTACTGCTTTCATCGTTTCCCCACCTCTCTCACTCACACTGCATAGACTTCAATCGTCGTGTTTTTTGGAAATTTCATTTGGTATGTCGTGAATTTCAAATACCTAAATCCAGTCGTTTCATCCATTGCATACTCCATGGGCATCGAATACTGCAATGGGGCAGTGGCCTCATTGCCAATGTAGGTAGCGGGAGCAAATATCGATATTGGCTTTAGCGCGGATGCGATACGTATATAATCTAGGTATTTTCTGTTGTTAATGGCACATCCAGACATATTGTAGTACGTGGTATTTGTGTTTGATACCGCTACGTAAGTATAGCCCGTCGAGATCGTTTCCGGAAATGTATAGTAGAAGCGACAGGTTTTACACTGCTTTCCCAGATCAACAATGAGGACGTTGGTTTCTTCTTCCGTTACAAGCGTCGTGATATGATTCATCTCCGCAAACCCGGCGATCCCCATCCTCTCCCGTGCCGCCTTCTGCTCAGCACTCGTCCACGCCGCGCCGGTCGTCATGCCGGTCTTGGTGATCGACTGCCTGTCCGCGTCGGTCAGAGCGTCTTGCTTTGCAGCCAGAGCAGACGGTGTTACCGGCGCATACCCCAGCGCCGTTTCAATATTTGCAGCCGTGACATTTGCATCGCTGCCCGGCTCGCCCTTCGGGCCTTGCTCACCCTGCGGCCCCTGCGCTCCGGTTTCTCCCTTTTCTCCGGGATCACCTTTAGGGCCTTGTGTTCCCGGATCACCTTTGTCACCCTTCGCACCGGCGGCTCCGTCCTTACCATCCGTACCGTCCTTGCCCGGCTTGCCCTCCGGGATGCCAAAGTGCATCGTCCCCGTCTTGCCGTCGTACTCCGCCGTAGCAGGCTCACCATATGCAACGCTCTCGGCCTCAGCCTTCATATTCTGCGCGTTCCCGATGGCATTGGTGATCTTGTCCACCCAGTCCATGCCCGGCTCCGGCGCTTCCGTTTCCTGTCCCGTCAGGCTCTTGTCCACCATTGTAGAGAGTATCTTGGACTTGGCCAGCACTCCGTTCACGGTCACGCGCACCTCTGCCTCACCGCTCCCAGCAATAGCCGTGTCCGCGCTGGTAGGCTGCCAGACGAGACATCCGTCCCGCAGCTCCGCCGCCACGGGGTAGATGCCGCTCTCGCCATGTCTCCGGTGCAGCAGCGTCACCACCGCACCGGGGTACTCCACTAGATATTCAGATACATCAATTTCGACCGTCCGCGCGAGATTCTCTCCACATCTGCCGAGCAGTATGTATCCGCCCTTGGTCACATCATATTTCACAGGTTTCTGCCTCCTTACTTCCTGTAGCTCACCTTCAGCACCGGCGCGCCCGATTCGCCATTACCCGCGAACCTTGAGTAGCTCGCCGTATAGCTCTTGCTGCCCACGGTCGTCGTGTCGGGATTGTAGAGCATCAGGCCGCCATATCCGTTGGTCTTCATGGCCTTGACCGCGCTCGTCACGTCGATGCTCACCGTCTGGTTTTCATACGCCGTCTTGCTGGCGTAGAGTGTGCCCGGCACATCGTAGCATCGCACATGCACGTTCACGCCTCCGCCCTGACCCACGCCGCCGATGCGCTTGATCGTCAGCGTTGCCGAGTCAATCTTGTCCGCGCTCGTCAGATCACTGGGCAAGCTAAACAGCATCACGCCCTTGCGCAGCGACTGAGAACTGCTGTAGCGGCCCTGATAGAGCTTGCTGCCGTACCCGCTGGTGGACGTGCTCGTAGGAGACAGGCTCACTGTCACCGTCTGGGTCGTGGGAATGCTTGGCGAGCTGGCGGCGGTGAACGTCGGATCGGGCGTGGCGTTGTAGACCTCGCTACCCGTCGCGCACTGGATAATCCCGCTCGGCTTTGAACTGCCAATCATTCGCAAGACTGAACAATACCCCAATCGCGCCAGTGAATAGCAGTTTCCTGTGCACGAAATCATAATCACATTTCCGCCCAATACTCCACCGCTATTACTTTCGTAGCCCAATTGTAACCCAAGGTCTCCGCTTATTTTTACAGCATGGAAATGGACGTATTGCGATCTGTAAATCCCGATACATAGGTTTGCGTTCTCCACTATACTCCCGTAAAAATACACGGATGCCTGACAGTCAGTAATCGTAACTTCGCCGAAGGTTCCATTATCAATTTCGAGCCGTCCGCCTGCCGCCTGAATACCGCTCAATGCAACGGTTCCGCCGGTGACATTTGCGCAGTTAATCACAACTGCTCCGGTAAGCGTCTTTCCGCTCAGCTCCTCCAGAATCGCCGCCAGTTCGCCAGCATTCGCCGGGGAGTAGCTCGCCGCGCCATGAGTGCGCACCACAGATTCGGACACAATCACGTCCGCCTCGACCACCTCGGCATGCACGCCGTCCGCGTCCACGCGCAGCACATCATCCTCGCCATCCTCCGACGGCACGGCCACCTCCATCCGCTTCGATACAATCCTCACTCGCTCGGTGTTGATGTCCACCTTGCTGTAGTCGCTGTTCACGCTCAGAGCGCCCGCCGGGTCTTCAGGTGCAGGAGACCAGTCCGTGGGCTTGTTGCCCTTTTCGAGCTTCAGGTTTTTGAAGATGTGGACGGAGTTGACCGTTGTTGGCAGTCTCGTAATATAGATTTCGGTTGAGTTAAGCACGAAATCCGGAATGTTTTCAACCGTCGTGAATGTACCAGAGATATGTGTCCATTCATTCGCCGGAATCTCTTTCCAGTAACCGCCATCGTTCGTTGCAGCGTTCGAGCCGTCGCCTCTTCGGATGGAAAACATAACTCCGTTCGCGGTCGCGACCGACGGCTTGTAATCGAAGCTCAGCGTGTACTCCGTGTTCGGCTCCAGCAGAGCGTATGTGTCTTCGCTGACCGCGTAGGTTATAACGCTCCAGCCCGTCTGTTCCACCGCATCCCTCGTCATCTTAACTGCCCGCACGCCGCCATCCAGATACTCTTCGATGGTTTTCCCGCCTGTCTGCATAGACCAGTTCCAGTTGGCCGCACCCTGATTTGTGCCCCGCAGCAGGTTCCTACCGCCCACAGAGATGCCGTCCACCTTCGTCTCCAGCACGCTCAGCGTAATGCTGTCGGCCTTCTGATCGATCTTCGATTCCGCCGTCGTCATCCGGGTCTTCAGCCCTGTAATGTCGGTCGCGTTGCCGTCGGCTTTGGTCTTAGCTGTGTCAGCCGTAGACTTTGCTGTGTTCGCCGTCGATTGAGCCGTCTCCGCCGTGCTGCTCAGCGTCTTATAGCTCGTCGAGCTGGTGACGGTGGATACAATTGCGTCCGGCTCGATCTTCAGCTCCGCCGCGCTCATTCGTTCCTCAATATCTTCGGGCGCGGGCGACCAGTCGGTGGGTTTGTTGCCTTTTTCCAGCTTCAGCCCGGCGATCCATAGCGTTGCTCCAGCAACGTTTTGTTCAAATCTTGGGAAATACGTCTCGGCTGTCGAAACGGTAAACGTGACATGACATCTGCTCCAATCCGTCCTCACATCGACTACACTGCCGCTTCCTTTATCGCTTGAGGCAGCACCGTTTGCCTTACTGTCGTAGTATTTCACCGTACCGCCATCGGTCTGTTTCATCCACGCAGACAACGTATATTGCGTGTTCGCCTCAAGAGTAATCATGTGCCCGAGTCCGTTCCATTGACCGGTATATTTGTAGACCAGACAGCCGTTATAGCTGCCGTCCTCCGTCCACATACTCTTGAACATCCATGTATCACCGTCGAAATTACGCGTGCCGGTGTAGAGATTCCTTCCGCCTACAGAGATTCCGTCCACCTTGTCCGTCACATACAGCTGCAAATACTTGTTCCCGCGAATATCCATCGCGTTGAGCGAATTTATAGTCGCTTCCCGGGCAAACAGCGTGTCCACGTCGATGTTGGCCGCGATGAGCTGCTTGATGGTCGCGTTGTTGGCAAAGATGTCGTTGGCATTGAGACATGCCGCCGTGACAGTGCCCTCGATGATCTTCTCCCCGGCGTTGATGGAAAGGTCTTTCACGTCGCTGTTCACGACCTGCTTTTTCTCGGTGACGATGTTCCCATCCGCGTCCACGGACACGGAGTAAAACGAGCCGTCCTGCCCCTTGACCAGCAGCTCGCCCACGCTCAGGCTGACCATATTCGCCTCAGTGACGGCCAGCCGCGCGATATGCAGCTTGTCGCCCACACCCGCGGTAAAGATGGCAGTGCCCGCCACCAAGTCCTTGATATGCGCCCAGTCGATGTCCGCCACGGCGATCTTCGCCGCCGCAATGCGCGCGACTTCCGCCTCCAGATCGGTGATCTGCGCCGACTTGATCTCCGCTTCGCCGATCTTGGCCGTCGCGATGTCCGCGATGGCCGCAGACAGGGACGTGATCTGCGCCCAGTTGATATTGGCCGCATTGATGTTCGCGGTGGTGATCTGCGCCTTGGAGATATTCGCGATCTGCGCCGTCAGCTCGGCGATCTGCGCCCAGTCAATGTTGGCCTCCTTGATGTTCGCCGTGGTGATCTGCGCCACGGCCAGTCTGGCGAGGTCGGCATACAGCTGATCCGTCGTCACGCTGCCCGCCACGATCTTGTGGATGTCCGCCCGGATGGCCACAATGCTGTCCGCCGCCAGCTGCTCAATGGCCGCCTGGGCGATCTTGGCGTAGCCGATGGTGGCATTTCGCATGACGCTGTTGGCGTTGACGCTGCCCGGCAGGAGCTTCACGCCGGATACGCTGCCGTCGGCGATCTCGTAGCCATAGGTGGTCTGATCAAGCTCCGAGATGTCGCCCACATACACGTCCTGATAGCGCTTCAACAGGCAGTCGTAGACATAGCCGTTGACGCGGAGCTTGGCGTTGATGCCCACGTAGGAGGCGACGACGCGCACGCTGTCGTACAAAAACACCGTAAGCAGCGGCGCGTAGTCCGCGTATTCCGCCGAGTTTTCCAGCGCCGCGAGCTGCACGTCGAGGCTCACCGCAGCCGCATCCATGCCGTCCGCAAAATCCTGCTGGGCGAGGCGCTTAAGCTCGGCCCGGGCCGCCGCGTTGTTCTTGAACTGCGCGTCCTTGGCCGTGGAGACGCTCACGTCGTATTCGATCTCCGCGTCCCGGCTGGTGGGGTAGAGGGCCTTGTTGGCGCTCTCCACCCAGCCATTATTCTCCGTGATGAGCAGGCGGTTGCCGTCCTTGTCCTTGCCCACGGGCCGGATGCGCGTCACCACGCCGGACACGTCCACCGTCAGCACCGCGCCCAGAAGGTTTTTGCGATGCCGAATCTCCATGCCGCGATCCATGACCTCGTCCGGCAGGATATACACGTCGTAGTTGTCGCGGATGATCCGCGCGCCGGTCTGGGGCACGATGCCGATGTCCGGGTCGAGCAGCGCCTTGACGATGGATGCGCCGGTGTAGTCGCCCGAAATCGCCTTGGTAACCTTGCAGTGGAAGGTAAAGCCATGCTCGGCGCTGGCGCTGGCCAGAATGGTGCTCAGAACCGTGTCGGCGGCGACGTTTTCCGGCTGATAGTCTCTGGTACAGATCACGCCGGACAGGTCGTAGAATATGTGGGAGGCCTTGACCTCCACCATGCCCGTCTCCGCGTCGCGCCCCACGGAATAGATGCGGAAGAGCTGATCCCGCGTCTGTTTGCTCTCGATGACGGTGCTGGGCTGATCGTTGTCGCCCTTGACGGTCTCCGTCTCGTTGCGGTCGAATTTGAGATACTGGCTGTACATCCAGCCCGTCGCGCCGCCGCTCTTGATGACGACGCGCGACCAGTCGCCGGACTTGGAGAGCTGCACGACCTCCGTTCCGACCTTGTAGGCGCGGATGATCTTGGCCGAGGTGCTGGGCTTCGCCCGCAGTCTCAGGCGCGCGCCGGTGTTGGTTCGCACCTTGTAGATGGCGCGGGTGACGGTCTGCGTGGCGCCGCTGGGCACGTTGTCGAGAATGCGCACAATGGGCGCTTCCCGCACGGCGCATGGGGCCTTGATGATGCATCCGTTCTGCAGGTACGTCCATTTCAGATCGTCGTCCACGGGATGCTTCATCTCCAGCTCCATCAAGCCGCCGGCCTTTTCCTCCACGGTGCATTCCGTGGGTTGGAGCACGGCCAAACCGAGCGTGGAAAAGTCCTCGGTGTCTGCCGGGTAGATGTTGATCATAGATACCTCCATCGCGGCGTGATCTCAACCTTGGTCACGCTGCCCGTCCACGTGATGATATTCGCCCCGGGCCGCAGCACCGGGAACTCGTCCATCACAAAGCTACTGTTGAGCGACGCGGTTTTGGCCAAATTAAACGTCTCCATCAGCTCGCAGTCGATGATGGCCCCATCCGTCAGGCTCCGCGCCTCGACGGAATAGCCGTTGACCACCAGCGTGATGTCGCCGCTGCCCGTCAGCTTGATTTCCGGCTGAGAAAACACGGTGCCGGGATTGGTGATCGTCCCGCCGGAGGTGGTGATCTCCTCTGCGGGTTTGGCCGGATAGACGTAGCGGAAGGGCTCGCAGTCGAACACAACGGTAAACTCCTGCCCGCGGAGGCGGGAATTGCGGTTGCTGACGCTGAACTCCTTGGTCACGGAGGCGTTGTAGGCGCGCGTCGGATCGTCGCCGAAGCGCAGCAGGCCCCTGCCGGACAGCCAGCTGTTGACCGCGTCCATGTTGCCGTCCACGGCGATCACCCGGACAGAGACGAGAACGCGGTCATACGCGCCCTCGTCCATGAAGAGCTTGCCATTGCGCCCCGGAACGTCGATCAGATCGCCCTTGCGGGCCGGATGCGGTCGAGTGGGCATGGACAGCATCTCCACGCCGTATTCCGTGTTTTTGTGACCCGCGTACTCCAGCCACGCGTTTGCGCTTCCGACTGCTTTCATCGCTGCCCATACCCCCTTGCGTCTCTCGCGCGCAGCCACGCAAGCTGCGACGCATTATTCTGCCCCTGGATTTCCGCGACCTTTCGACCGTCGATGTTGACTGGCACCTTGTTCTGCTCGGCGGCGATGGAAATTTCCTGCCGCAGCTCCGGCATGTTGACGCTGGTCATTCGCGTCAGGTCTGCCGAGGTAGTCAGGCCGCCCAGCATGGTGTTCGCCACGCGCACCGCGCGCGCCATCGACTCGTTCAGGCCGATTTCGAGGCCCTCGCCGGTGTAGCGGCCAAGGCGCTTCATGACCTTCGACGGAGACTGGATTTCCATCGTCGATTCATACCCGCTGGCAAATGCATGTCCTGCTTTTTCGCCGGCTCGTCGAGCGCGAATCGCGATTTTATCCAATGTAGTAATCAGACCTCGCTCTGTTTCCCGCGCAGCGCTGCGCGCGCCCTGTTCATCACCCATCTTAGATGTGGACGCTTTGCCGATCTCCGCGCTTTTTGTTGCGGCGGTCGATTTTGCTGCATCCGCTGAGGTGTTGATAATAGCGTTCATAACAGCCTCGAGCTGCGCAGACTCGCTTTCTACGTTAAACGACGTCCCTTCCAATCCATTGTCAAGCGCTGCCTGATAGGCATTCATAATCATCGTTGTATCTGCATTTTCAAGAGCGCTTGCGACTTCGTTCTCAAATTGCGTGGCAAGACCGGATGTTGCCGTTTTAAGCTGCGGAATGCTCATCTCATCCAGCCCTTCAACGCTCGTCCCTAAATAATCTGCGAGTTGCTGCTTCAGATCATCACCAAGATAATCGAGGCTCTGCGTATCAAGAGACGTGTAGAACGATTTCAGCAAATCCGCGGCGTTCATTTTTTCCGCCGCTTTCTGCCAGATCGCCGCCGTTCCGGAGGATTCCGCAAGGCCGGAAAAAATCTGCTGCATCGCAGTGTCAAGGCTGGCCTGTGCTGCGTTGATCGCCGCCTGTTTATCCGCTTCCGCGCTTGCGGCACGGGACTCATACTCGTCTTTTCCGATTTTCCCGCTGGCCAAATCGGCGTTCAGCTGCTCCATTGTCGCGTTATACGCATCCTCCGCAGACTGCTGATCCAGCTTAAACTCGGTGATCTTGTAGCCGATTGCCACACCGACAGTTTCAGCGTCGGTTTTCGCACCGCTGCGCACGACGGCAAAGGCATTTTCAGCCGCGCTTTTTGCTTTTCCGCTTACAGCCTCGATCCTTTCCTCCATCTCTGCAGCGCGCTGCTCCAAAGCGATGAATTCATTAATGCGCGCCTGTACCGTCTTCGTGGGCGCGCCCGCGAGCGTAGAGACAAGCGTTCGCATTTCCGTGTCCATGCTCTGGATTTCTGTCTTTGCGCTTTCGTACCATGCATCCAATTCAGCTTTGCGTTGCTGATAATCCGCCGCAGTAGGGTCGAGTTCGGCGAGTTGAGATTGATAAGCGTCGTCCAAATTACCCAGCAGCTCGTCGATGTAATCCGTGATCTGCTGCGTAAGTGCTTCAACCGTCTGATCGTCATCCGGTTTTCCGTCGGTCAGTTTGTCATAGATTTCCTCAATGAGACTAGGAACTTGCTCACCGAGCTTGCCTGACATTTCGTCGTAGACTTTGACGACTTCTTCAATGTCTGTATCAGTCAGGCCTTCGGATTTCAGCAGACTTTTCAGCAGGATTCGGCTTCCGTTGGCCTGTACGGTAAGCCTGAGCAGCGTTTCCCCATCAATTCCGAGATTGAGTGCATCATAAGCGTCGATGATGGTCTGACCAGAATCGGTGATAGTCTGCGCCAGCGCAGCTGCATCCTCGTCGCTCATGCCGAATTCCATCAATTTCGCCTTTATCGCGTCTGCGTCATCGCCGAGAGCGTCAAGCAGCTCCGCTTTCTGCTCCTCCGTGAGCGGAGAAGCCTCCAACGCCTGCCGGATGGTGTCATAAGCCGTCTCAATGGCATTTTCCGCCTCGCTCGTGTCGATGCTCGCATCAATTCCGGCCTGAATCTCAGTCGTGTAGGTCGTATCGACCCAAAGACCGGCGATCTTCTTTTTGCCATCATGAAACAGACTTTCCACGCTGTCCCAAATGCCCGTGAACATCTTTCCGATGCCGTCAAGCGCCGAATCCATGATATTCAGAATTCCGTCATAGACAATGGGTGCAAGCTCAGGCAACATGTTGACGAGATCGGTAGCAACCGTCGTGGCAACCTCAAAAAGCGCGGTTGTCAGTTTGGAGATATTTGCGGATGCGCCTTTTACTGCGTCCGGAAGACCACTCATCAGGGCATCCGCGATCTTCGGCCCCCAACGGCTGATGCTCATAACAACACCGTCAAATTTGCCGTCGATCATCTTGAGCAGATCAGGGATCATGCCTGTCGCTGCGTCCAAAAGGCCCTGATAGCCGCCCTCGTCAAATGCGGTCTGCAATTCGCCGACAATGTTGTTCACCATCGGGAGCATCTGAGAGGCAAGGTTTTCCGACATGCCCTCCGTAATACTGCCCAGCAGCTGCATGGCGTTGTCCTTCAGCGTGGAGAGCTGACCGTTCAGCGTTTGGGACTGCTTTTCCATCGACTGATAGAATTTGCCGCCCTCGCTGGTGGCGTAGCGCATGCTGTCGGTGATCTCGCTGATGGCCATCTTGCCCTTGCTGATGCGGTCATACAATGAGGCCATGCTCTCGCCGGTGCGCTCGGAGATTTCCTGCAAGGGGTTGAATCCGCCGTTAATCATCTGCTTGATGTCCTGCAGGTTGACCTTTCCGGCGCTGCTCATCTGGGCGTAGCCAGTGGCGATGGAGACCATAGCCTCCTTGTTGCCCTGCGCGATGTCGCCGAGCATGCTCATCTTTTCGATTGCGTCGTCGGCAGTAAAGCCATACTGCATGAGTAGCTGGGTGACCTGGACGAGGTCGGTCGTTTCAAAGGGCGTTTCCGCGCCCATCGTCCTAAGGCGCTCGACCACGTCCGCGGCCTTTTCCGCCGAGCCGGTCATAACCTCAAAGGAGGTGCGGTACTGCTCGAGCGTGGCGTTGTAATTCACGCCCTTGGAGGCAACCTCCATCAGTTTGCTGACGGCCTGCGTAGTCATGTCAATGCCGGCCTTGATGTCGGCGAGACTGGCCTTTGTTTTGACTTTTAAGCCGGATAGTTTTTTCTCATAATCGCTCGCATCGCCGTCAATGCGGATTTTAAGGCTATTCTCAGCCAAATTTTTCCCTCCTCTCAGGAGTTATAAAACAGCTCGTCAAACGCGTCGAGCATCGCCTGATCCTCCGCCGTGGTCTCCCGCGGCAGGGCGTAGCGCTGGGCTTGACGCTTGAGATCGCTGTCCTTGCCGTCGTAGCCCCGAATTTCCATCAGGCGCAGAATGTAGTGGTTCCCGGCCAGCGCCCGGAAGTACAGCAGAAATTCCCACCAATGGAACGGCTCTGTCCGCCGGTAGGAGAGATCAATGCCGAACTGATTTTGAATTGCAATGATGATGTAGTTCAAATCCCAGTCAAAGGAATACGTCGGCTGGGCGCTCTCGCCGGCCTCGACGGGCGGCTCGGGATAACCCCGGGAAAAGTCGATCACGGCGGACAGCACGTCCGCCGCGGGCTGGGGAATCAGATCGCCGAACACGGCCCTCTCCATCTCGCCGATCACCTCGGCGTTATGCATGGCCTGCTCAACCGTCGCGGGCGTGGAAATCAGATCGCGCAGCAGCCGCAGCACGTCGATCCACACCCGAAAATCGACGTTGACGGTATAGTCAGCGCCCCCGACCGTGATGGCGGTAGGGGGCGCGTCCTGCGCCAGATTCGGGCGCGGCATGGGTTACGCGGCGGCGGAGAACGTCGGAGCGCCCTCGGTGATGGTGGCGGTGCCCTTTTCGATGGTGCCGCCGAGCTTCAGCGTAAACGTGATCTTGCCGTCCACGCTGTTGTAGTTGGTCAGCAGCAGGCGGCACTCCTTGACCTGCCATGCCTGGATGTCCTCGCCGCTGCCGCTGCTCTTGGGCTTCGGCGGCCAGCAGAGCAGCACGGGAACCTTCACGCTGTCGCCGACCGGGAGGTTAATGCACAGCTTTTCCACAAAGTCGTAGATGACATTGCCGCGATAGAGCGCGATCTCCTGCGGAAGCTCCGGCTGATAGCTGGAAACTTCCTCGACCGCCGCTTCCATCGAGATGTAGTCCACGCTTTCCGACTGCGGGTTAAACGCGAGATCAAAGATCGTGGACTTGTCGATGCGCTTCCACGTCGGCACCCAATCGCTGCCAATCGTTTCAGACGTATCCATAAACGGGATCACCTGATTTTTCGTAATCTTCTTTTCAGGCAAGTTAAATCATCCTTTCACATAGTCGATGGCGAAGGGGATCATGTACTTCGCCGTGTTTTCGTCCTGCGCGGCCACATAGCCGACGCTCTCTTCCAGCACCCCGACGCTCTCCACGGTATAGCCCGCCGGGAAATCCGGAAAGGCTCCGTCGTCGTTCTGCCGACGCACCCACTCGATGATGCTCTCCACATCGTCCATCATGGCGACATTGCTGTCGTCGTTGGCGGCGAAGGAGACGGGAAGGAAGCGGATCAGCTCGAAGGCGTAGCGCCGCCGCTGGCTGCCGTCGATGTAGTCCTCCAGCAGGGTATCGCCGGAGGTGGCGATGGCCGTGTCGCCGTCGTCGGTGCCGGAAAAGTTGAAAAAGAGCTGTGCAATGGATGCACAGCCCGCGAACCATTTCCAGAGCGCGTCATGGATGCTCTTAGCCATTGAGATTCAGCCTCCCGGAATTGATATAGCGCTGCAAAGTGGAAATCAGCATGGGCTTCTGCGTGGCCTCGGCCTTTTTGTCCCACTCCTTCGTGGCCTTTAGATTGCGATGGTACTGCAGCGCCCGACCCGTGGGATGCTTCCTCGGCGGCGAATAGTAGCCTACGACGCGCCCGCTCTCGGTGATTGGGTAGTTGGGGCCGTATACCTCGCCGGTATACTGATAGTGGGCATAGGGCGCAGTGTGCTCGATGCAGCCGGGCGTGATCGTCACGGAATTGGCCAGCGTCCCCGTGTCAAACGGGACATAGGGCTTATACAGCCGATGCCACTGCGTCGCCGCGAACGTCCAGAAGCCCCGGTCGTTCATGACCTTCGCCTTGGCCCGCGCCGCGTTGACGTGATACGATTCCAGTTCGATGCGTATGTTCACGCCGCATCACTCCCCGCTGGCCGCGTAATGGGGCAAGAGGCCCATCCGGCTGTTGTCGCTGACGCGCTGGGCGCGAAAGGCCGCCTTTCCGCTCTTCAGCAGGGCTTCCCGCAGGCGGATCAGCTCCACTTCGTTTCTCACCGCCAGCTCCGCTTCGCCCAGAACCAGCAGGTCGCCCGGCGCGGGCTTCTGCTGCCCGGCGGGTATCCTGCACGTGGTCTCCGCGGTTCGCGTCACGGATTTGTCGCCCATCGTCTGCGCCGACGTGTCCTGCCAGCTGCAGCCCGTCAGTGCGACGGCATGATAGCCGTCCGCCGTCTTATGCAGCAGCGTGACCGCTCGATTGCCAAATGGGATCATCGCTCACAGCCTCCTCGCCACGGGCAGCGTATGCCGGATCAGTCCCGCGTTGAACAGATACGCATAGGCCGCAGGGCAGATCGAAGCGACGGTGTATTCCGCCGTTTCCACTCGGTCGGAGCGGAAGGTGACGGAAACGCCGTCGTTGGAGGCGCTGGCGACGCCTCCCGGCATGCTCAGCGCCTCGTTGCGCTCCTCATACTCCGCCTGCACCTGCACGGCCTTGAGAAACGCGGCCTCCTGCTCGTCCGTCGCCGGTCGTCTCGGGTAGATGTACGCGGTCAGGCGCTCGCGCACATGCTCCGCGTTGATCGCCACGGCCTTAGCCCATCACGCGGACGGCCAGCTCCGGGTAGATGGTCTTGTAGCCGTAAAGCACGTCCATCGAGTAGGTGGAGCGCTTGTACTTCTGGTCATAGCCCTTGGTGACGCGCAGCGAGATGCCGTTGTAGCTGGTGACGTAGCTCTGCACGCCCTGACCGTCGGGATCGATGAGCGGACGGGTGACGTAGGCAAAAGCCATCGGGCAGAACACGAGGTTGGCCGCATGGCTGGCGGCGATGGTGACGTTGGTGCTGGTGGTGCCGGACTTCTTCAGCGCCGGATAAATCTTGACACCGGCGATGGCGTTGGAGGCTGCGGCGGCGGTGTCCTCAGTGACCACATAGGTGCCGCCGAGGATGGTCAGCACGTCGCCCTTGACGAGCTTGCCCGTCAGCGTGGTGCCGGTCAGGCCGATGGTGGTGGAGCCTGCGGCGGCGCTGGCGGACAGCTTTACGCCCTCCTGCGCGGTGATGCCGGAGGCGTGAGTCTGCACGCCCTGCGCCATGTAGTTGTCGATGCCGTACACGCGACCGATGGAGCCTTCGCGCAGCGCCTGAGTCGTGCCGGACTTCTCCGCGTTGACGAGCGCGGGAATCTGGGTAAATTTCGCGTCGGCCTCGGGGCTCCACACGCCGACGCGGCCGCTGACAGGGGCCTTGTTGACGTTGAGCATCTTGCGGGCCTCGGCAAAGGCCGCGAGGGAATCGGGCGTAGTGCCGGCAGTGCCGACGGCGTAGGGCACGTCCTTGTAGAGGGCGAGGCCGTCGGCGTTGATCCTCTCGGCCAGCGCCACCGCCGCGGGCTCGATGAACACGCGGTCGAGATCGGAGATGTTCACGGCGGTTTCGATGGCGGAGGCCTTCGCGTCCACGGTTGCCAGCTTATCCAGCTTGACGAGGACGCTGGTCTCCTTCATGTCCTGATACTCCACGCCGGAGGCCTCGTTAAAGTCCTTGGCTTCGAGGACGTTGGGTTTGCGCACCTGGATCGTATCGCCGAGGTCGGAAAAGTCCCCGGAGAAGTCGCGATAGCACAGATTCGGGAACACGAGGTTCTCGATCAGGCGGGGCAGGGCGCGTCTTGCGATGGTCTGGAGGGTAATAAATTCATTGGCCATATGGTTTCATTCCTTTCTTCTGGTTGCGGCGGTCACTTCTGGCCGCCGGTCTTGTAGGTGGCTGCGTAGTATTCCGCGTCGGACATCTTCGCGAAGTCCGGCGCATTACCGGCGCGCACCGTCACGCCGCTCTGGCGCAGGCGCTCGTCCACGCCCTGCTGCACGGCCTCGCGGAAAGCCTTTTCTACCGTGTCGATGGAGGTATGGCACGCGTCCGCATCCGTGTAGTTGAGCACGATTTCGAGGCTCGTGGGCAGGCCGCGCTTGCGGAGGTCTTCAATGGCCGTGGCACGCAGCTCGCGGCGGTTGAGTTCCGCTTCGCGCTGGGCGATAGCGGCCTCGCGATCCTTGGCTGCCTGTTCCACGCGCTGGCGCTCATGCTCGGCGCGCTGGGCCTCGTTCATCTGGGCCAGTTTCTCGGCCTCGCTGCGGGCCTCTTCCCGGGCCTGCTCGATGCGCTTCTCCGCGTCGCGCCTCTCGCGCGCCAGACGCTGTCTGACGGTGCTGTCGATGGCAGCCTGCAATTCCTCTTCGGTATAGGTGCGAGGCTGCTCTGCGGCCTCCTGCGCGCCCTGAGCGGCATTCTCGCCGCCCGCATTGGGATCAGCGCCGTTTTCCTCTCCAAAGAGCTGGAGGTTGATAGGGTTAAAAAAATCCTTCGCACTGTTCATGGTTCGTTCTCCTTCCGTTTTACGTCCGTCGACAATTCCACAGATTTGCCGCTGCGTTCGGCTTGATTTTTGAGGCCTTTTCCGCTTGATCAGGGCGGAAAAGGGTATGCAAAAGCCGCCGGGAGAGTGATCGGCTCTCCTCGGCGGCTCAATGCCGTGTGGGATATTGATTTAAAGCGCGTCCGCGGCCTCAAAGGCTGCATGCAGCTTGGGGGCCTGCAGGGCGATCCAGTCGATCATTTCCTCGTGCTCGGCCCATCCCATGTCGGTGATCCGGCTGGAGCTGCTGTCAAGGCCGCTCTCAAACAGAAACGCGTGGACGATCTCATGGCGCAGCGTCGCCTTTTCGTACATCGCACGGGCGACTTCGTCATCGTCGGCAAACGCCGGATGCGTGTCCGCGGAGCAGATGACGAGCTGCTTGCCGAGCTTGTCGCAGTAGGCGTTGCAGCCGTGGGCTTCGAAATACGGATCGTCCGCGTAATTCTTGCGGATGACATCGTATTCAGTGCCCAAAATGGACAGTTTCATGGCATTTCCTCCTTGTTCAGGGCATAGAAAAACCGCCTCGCTTGCGCTGGGCGGTCTGTTACTTGACTTCTTTCCCCTGTTTGTAGGCTTTTCTTGCTTCATTAAGGCTCATGACATTTGCGCCACCTTTATAGTCAGGATTCCGTAGCTGCACCGGATCATTCTGCCAGTAGCACACGTCACAAATTTCATATTCCTCAACCTTCATCTTTCCGCAGCACGGGCAGCTAGTCTTTGTTTCGTTCATACTCATCCTCCCAGTACTTGATACCATCTTTCGGTTTAAATGCAGTCCGGATTTTGCCATTTTTTGTTCCGACGACAAACTCGTTCGTCGATACGCGATACTTTGAAATGCTTCCATCCGATCTCTTCATCACAAGTATATCATCAGATTCCTTTTGCTGCAAGAGATTTCGCGCGGCCTGTATGTATTCTTCCTGAGTTATACCGCCGTATTCCGCAAGATGCTTGTCGACGTGTTTTTTCAGCAACTCGGGTGTAGCAAATGCAGCCGCTTTGTATTTTTCCTTATCGGAAAGTTGTTCCGCAGTTTTCACCTGCCTGAATCCCGCCACATACATCCTCTTGTAGTCGGTCTCAAGCCCGGCGGCTTCGGTGATCCTGTCGTATCGATCCATCAGCGCGTTGATCTTCGCCTGAGCATCCCGGCGGGCGACGTCATCGCCGCTGGCCTTGGCGAGGTTCGCAATGTCCTTCTGGGCGCGGACGGCGGTCTCGATCTTCCGTTGCTCCTGCGTCCACTCGTATCGGCTCAGTGACCTGCCACCGATGTCGATGCGCTTGGAGCTGTTGCGGTTGATCTCCTCCAGCTCCCTGTCGCTGTGAGCCGGTTCGGACACGCCGAGGATGATGGGAAAGATCGTATGCTTACAGTTCCACATGCCAAAAGGGCGATCAAGCCGCGCCTGAAGCGCGTCGAACTCCTTTTGGCTGAACTGCCGTCCCTGATAGGGCAGATGATCCTCCGCGCACAGGTAATGCGCCGAAATCTCCACGCCGTCTGTGCCGTACTCCTTTCCGAGCTGGCGCAGGATGTCGTTGTTCAGCGCCCGCACGCCGTCGAGGACGTTCTGCCGCACCGCCGTGTCCAGCCGCCGGGAAGCGCCGGAGGGGTATTTGACGCGCAGTCCGTCCACAGCCGCCTTTTTCATGGCCGCACGGATGGCGCTGCGGTAGTCCACAGCGCCCGCCTGCACCGTCTGCACGGCCACATCCACCGCCGAGCGGTAGCTCTCAGACAGAATCGTGGTCTGGGACAGATTTTTGAACGCCTGCGCCGTCACGCGAAGCTGCGCCTTGAGGATGCGCTCGATGGGCTTGGAGGCCTGCGCTGCGCCCTTGGCCGGCGCGGCATAGGCTTCGGCAAACCACTGGGCGGCGAACTGCTCGTCGCTCTCGGCCACGGCGCGGAAGGTCTTTTCCAAGTCCTTCACGCTGATGTTCGCGGCCTTGGCGATCTCGCGCTTCATCCGCTTGACGTTCGTTCCGACGCGCCTGAGCTCCTTGAGCCGATGGACGTCCGTGGGCGACAGGCTCCCCATGTCCCGGAGGTGCTCCCCCATCAGGCGCAGATACTCGTCCGTGACCGCCTGCATGCGATCCTGATACAGCTTAAGCAGCGCCTCAAGCTGACGCTCCGAGAGCATGGTTATTCATCTCCCGGCGAGGCGGCGCCGCTCAGGATGTCGTCGATGCTCTGCGTCGGCTCGTCGCCTTTGATCTTGTCCACCTCGTCGCGCACCATCTCGTCCGTCCAGCCGTCCGCGGCGTGGAGCATGCGCACCTTGGTCTCGGTGCTGGCGGCTCCGGCGGCCTCGGCGTACTGGGCCATCTGGGCGTTTTCCACGAGGTTTGCGGGCATGGCGCGGGTCATGGTGATCTTCACGTCGTCCACATTGAGCGCCGGATGCCCCTGCACCTTGCAAAAATTGGCGAAGAGCTTCAGGCGCGCTTTGAGGCCCTCTATAAACCACTGCTGCTTGACGTTGGTCATCTGCTCAAGGCCCCAGAGCTTGTATTTCATGGCCACGCCGGAGGCGTTGGAGGCGAACTCCCGGTCAGACAGGTCAGGAATCATACTCATCTTGTGGATATCCGCCATCAGCGCCGTCCGAAGCACCTCCACGTCGCTCTCGGTGAGCACGCCCTGAAGATACTCGGCCTTGGCCTGCAAATCCGGCAGGCAGAGCGCCTTGTCCTCCCGGAGCTGCTGCCACGGCGGGCGGCCCCGCTCGTCATCCTCGAGGGTACAGCCGGTCAGCAGCAGCAGCTTGTCCACAAACTGCTCCTTGTCGTTGACGCGGTCGGACTGGAGCTTGTCGTATGCGTCGATGAGCGGCAGCACCCACTCGAAGTCGCCGCGCTCGTCCTCGTCGTTCCAGTACTCGATCATGGGCACGCCGCCGAAATAATGCTGGGTCTCGCTGACGACCGTGACCGCGCTGGCCGATAGATCGGTCATGTGGCACTCCCGGACGCTCCGAGCGCCCATGAGATACACGCGCCAGCCGTCCGGATCGCCCTCCTCGGTGGTGTCCTGCGCGTAGTGCACGCCGAAGAGCGGCGTGTTGTGGTAATCGTCGTCGTAGACGACAAAAGCCTGCTCCGGCGACAGGGCCGCCACGCATGGAAGCACCTGCCTATCGTCGTTCTCCGACACATGCACGTATTCCACGCCGCGTCCGTAGATGGAGGCGTGGCGGGCGTTCTCCGCGTCGATGGAGGAAATAGAGCACTTGCTATAAGCGTCCGTGACGGGCTGCAGCGCGTCCTCGCCGCCGTCCACGGAGTAATTCACCGGCTGCCCGATGAGGTAGCCCGTGGCCACGGAGACGATGTAGCGCGCGTAGGGATGGGCGATGCGGTTGTTGGGCAGGCCCTTCTGCCGGACGCGGCGGGTGATCTCGCTGTCGCCCCGGTAGTAGTCCGCCAGTTTGCCCAGCCGGGGAGCCTCGGCCAGATGCTCCGCCAGTACGCTGCGCAGCATGGCCGGAGAGGGCATGCCGGCCTCGTCCAGATAGCGCTTGGCGCGTGTAATCATGTTGTCACCTCTTGCTTAGTAGATGTCCGAGCGCGTCGTTGCAACTCTGCGCCCGATTTCCGGCTCCAGCGCATAGCGTGAGGAGTCGATGCAGTGGTTGTCCTTATCCGGATACGCGGGCAGGAAATTCCCGTTTTTGTCCTGCAGATACTCGTATTTCTGGAATTCCCTCGCGATGTTGGGCGTTCGCCGCGGGTCGGCCACGATTGCGCCCAGATCCTCCAGCCATCGCATGCCGTGCTCCACGCTGCCCGCGCCCTTGCGCACGCCCACGGCGGTGATTCCGCGCCGCTTCAGCTCGGAAATCATCCGCGGGTCGGCGCTGTCGCAGCGCACGACCTCCCGGCCCGCCAGAGCGGAGACCTTTTCCGCCAGCGTGTCGATGTTGGTGTGGGAGCCGTAGTATTCGGCGACGGCATACAGCCTGCGCGTCCTGCGGCTGTAGGCCCAGCGGGTAAAAGCGTCCGGATCGGTGGCAAATCCGAAGTCGAGACCGTTGTAAAAGGTCTCAAACGTGTTGATTTCCTCGTCGCTGATCTCCCGCAGCTCCAAGTTGTCGAACACGTTGCCGCCGGTGCCCGTGACCTCGCCCAGGTACTCGTTGCGGTAGGCGCGCTCGTTGGTCTCGCGGATGCTGTCGGCGAGGGAAATAAATTCCTGTCCGAGCCACGTCGTCGGAACGTCAAGATAGGTCGAGTGATGGACGAGTCGCCGAGGCTCGTCCTTCTGGGCCTCCTCGTTTACCCAAGTATTCGCCGTTTTGGGAGGGTTATAGCTATAAAACGTATAGCCGTGTTCAACGCCGCGGAACACCGACTGCTTAATCATGCGGATGTCCTGCGGGCTGCGGAATTCCGTCAGCTCCTCAAACCACAAAAATTTGAAATAGCCCTTTGTCAGTTTGATGGACTTGGACTTGACGGGATCGTCGGCCCCGCGGAACATGATGCGCTGCCCTGTGCTCTTGAGTATGATCTCATACGGCGAGCGCCGGAACTGGAACAGCGGAGTGAGGCGCATCGCCTCTATCGCCCAGACCATCTGGGCGTATACGCTGTCCTTGATGGTGTTTCCCACGCGGCGATAGATGATCGCGTTGGCGCTGTGATCCTGCAAAAGGCCAAGCACGATCTGCGTGGAGATGAAGGACGATTTTGTCGAGCTTCTGCCGCCCTTGAGCAGGTACTCTCGATGGCCTCCGCGCTGGATGTCGCTCATGACGGGGACGAAGGTCGGGGCGATCAGATCGTTGATGCGAATCTGCTCACGCATCCTGCGCACCCTCTTCGCCGTCGCACTGGATGATGATCTGGGGCAGCGACTCGGAATCCGGCTGGCCCGTGCGCTGCTTGTCGTATTCCAGGCGTTCCCGTTCCAGCTTGAGTTTGTCGCGCTCGAGCTGGAGCTTCGCGTCGATGTCGCCCGCCATCTCCATGAGCATTTTACTCGCCTGCAAATCGCCCTTCATGGCCTTCTGCGCGATGGCCAGCACGGAGATGAGCCGGATGTCCGGGATTTCGTTCGGCGACAGGCCCATTTTCTCAAGCGCCTTTCGCAGGTTGCTCGGGAGATCGGGTTCAAGGCCGAGGACGAATTTCGCCGCCTGCTTGGTGCTGCGCTTTTTACGCCTCGCCTCGCCGCTGGCGATTCCTCCCATGCGCCCGATCCTTCTCCGTTCCTCCTCACTTCTCCGATTGGACGGAATGAGGTTCGCGGAATTATCTGCACGAGCCATTTTCGCTGCCTCCTTTCGTGTAGAATATTGGCTTCATGCAGAGGTTTTACAGGGCGGCAGCCGCCTGTTTTTTCATCAGCTCATCTGCGCGGTAGAGGCGCTTGAGCGTTCCGTTTTCGTGTAGGATTTCCGCGAGAGCGCCCTTTTCGCCTTCATTGGCGCAGGTGATCACGATGGCAAACGCTCTCAGAACTTCGTTCTCGGCCTCCTGCTGGTATTCTTTGAATTCTTCCTTATCGAGCTTTTCAGGGACGGCATCCGGCATTCCGTATTCCGTCTGCTCGTACTCGTTAAAGCCCGTAAGATTCAGGTCAAAGTCCTCCGCCTGAAGTCCTTCAAATTCCCGCTGTAGGGCTTCGTAATCCCATCCGGCAAGCTCCGAGGTTTTATTATCCGCGATGCGGAACGCTCGAATCTGGGCGGGCGTGAGCTCGTCTACGGTGATTGTGGGGACTTCTTCGAGGCCGAGAAGCATCGCAGCTTTCAGTCTTGCATGGCCGCACACGATGACGTTATCTGCGTCGAGGATGATTGGGTTTTTGAAGCCGAATTCGCGGATGGATTCCGCAATGACTTCTGCTGCCTCGTTATTTTCTCTGGGGTTATTTTCGTATGGAATAATCTCAGAGATACGCTTCATGGTAATATCCATATATATCTTATATACCTTCCTCTTATATTATTAAGTTACTTAGGGCGGTCAGCAGCCGCCGCAGCCGATACAGTGATTGCCGCATGGAACGTAGGTCACGCTCTCGTTGTACGTGTAGACGACGTCGCCGTGCTCGTCCTTGCCTGCCGGGCGCATGATGCCGTTGAAGAGCTTGTACGGACTCTGTCCGGCGTAGGGGTTATTCCAGAGATAGCGGAGATAGTCGCGCATGGTCATGAACTCGTACTTTGCCCGGGTCTCCGTGCTGTTGCAGTTGTAGCCCTCGGCCTTGCACCACTGGAAATCCAGAAATCCCATGTCCGCGTCGATCTCGTGGAAATGGACGGAGCCGTTTTTGCGGCAGAGCTGCAGCGCGTAGGAGAAGTTACCGCGGGAGTAGTCCCAGCCCTCCGGCAGGCCGCAGCAGCAGGAGTTGTCGCAGGCCTCTTTGTAGTGTGCGTCGGAGACGTAGAAGCGCATGCCGAGCTTGTGGCAGAGGGTGTCCATCTCTTGGATGTATTTCTCCTTTACCTTGCGGTTCAGCCTGAGATAGCCGTTTCCGACGCTGTATTTTTTATAATAGTCATACAGGTCAAAGCCGGCGCACTTGGAGATGGTCTTGCAATGCTCCCGGCCCATAAGGCTGCGCGCCTCGAGGCAGAAAAACTCGGTGGTGACGGCGGTGGCTCCAGCGTCGTGCGCCGCTACGATCAGGTCTTTGTAGTCGCGGCTGGACACGCCGATGATGAACGGTCTGAGTCGGAGCGTTGCGCCGCCCTTGTTCATCTTGGCGTAATTGGCCATTGCCTCCAGACGCTTCTTTGGGCTGGGAACGCCCTGCTCGATCTTCCGGGCCTTCTTTTCGTCCAGTGTGATGATGGAGAACTTCATGTTCCAGTTGTCCTGACCTTCAAAGCACTCGATGTATCTCGGGTCAGAAAACACCCATGCGGACTTGGTGGAGAAGCAGATCGGGTAATTCAGCGTCTTTAGGAATTGCAGAATCTCCAGCGTTACGCCGTACTTGCGCTCAAACTCGTCGAATTCGTCGGAGAGGCCTCCCCACTGGATGGGGCGGCGGGCCATCAGCCACGGCGTGAACTGGCTCTGTTTTTCGCCGGTGAACAGCCGGCGGATTTTCTCCGGGTCGACGCTCTTGACCTCCTTGGCGAGGTATTTCTCCCTGCTCTTTCCTAGTCCGCGCTGGAACTGGGAGAAGCAGTAGACGCAGCCGAAAGAGCAGTTGCTGTATGTGTCAAAGGTTACGGGCAGGCTGCAATCGGCGATTTCGTTCGTCCATCGCGGGCTGCCATAACCAGTCGGGCATTTCATGGGGGCACCTCCTGTGTTTTTGGGAAAATACGGCTTATCGACGGATTTGCAGAATCTCGCCGACCTTGTTGGGATTGTGCTTTACCTGCTCGGGGAATTCGCTGACAAGGAGCATGGCCGAGTAGAGGTTTTTGTCGCTCTTCCAAGCCTCCTGACAGCCGCCTTTTGTGTAATGGCTGGCGTATGGAGACACGCTGTTCAGCCGAAAAACGGGCTTTCCGTCGCTGATCTGCCGGAGGATATACGCGTAGTCCTCTTTGGTCTCGTAGCGCTCGTCAAAGAGCTGGCCGTCAAAAATGATTCCAAACACCGTCCCGATAAACAGTTTGTTTTTGGAGATTGAGCCGTTATTCTGAACTGCTCCGTAGATCATGCGCTCATTGTGGACGCTGTACGCGCCAAATACGTGACCATTATGGGCCTCGCAGATGGCAAAAGCGGCGTTCAGGACTTTTTCCAGCGCCGCTTTCTGTTGGATTTTTTCAAAGCGCCCGAATGGATGCTTTGCGTCCTTGAGGCAGATCAGACGGTCAATGCTCGCGATGTCGTCGTCCAGCATTACGGCCTTTTCGCCGATTTTCAGCGTTTTCAGCAGGTGATTGCGATTGCCGGAGACATTGTGGGCCTCGCCGTAGATGATCCTTGCGCGGTCGCCGTA